GTTCAATGTTGATGTCAGTTGCTGATTTGGCCATTACATTACTTCATATATCGATTCACGGTTGCCCGGAGGTGCAAGCTTACGGTGAAGATATTCAATCTTCTCGCTCTTAGTTTCAAGTAGACCAAAGCGGCGCATGTGGTTTATAGCCTGTGTTGCAGTATCTGCCAAGTCGTCATGTGAACCCTTTGGCAAAGCAGCACATTGATCTATGACAGCTTGCGCCCATTTGAGGAATACAATGTTGCCTTCGAGGTTGCGAGCCGGTGCCCAGACTTGATGGCTAGCGAATGTAGGCTGGCAAGCGTGGGCGCGTGCCACCTTATCACCCTTAACCGGCTCCAGTATACATGCCCAGTTAGCACCCCGAACCAAGCGTTGAATTTCCTGGTGAACCGAGAAGCCATTGTTCTTCCCTTCTATCAGTATTCGATCGACCTTCCGCCGTTTACAGTCAGTAATGATTCGGTTAACCAAGTCATGCAAGTTGAAATGCTCTGCCCATGCTTCCATCAACATGATCTGAGGCATGTCATGCTTGTCACGCCAGATGCCCCATATACTCATAGCGGAGAAGTCGTTCTCCTGCTTTTCAGTCATGGCCGTGTCAATGGATGCCAATATGAAGTCCATCTCCGGGTAAGCAATGGGGCTAAGTTTCTTACCAATCGGGGAGACCAAGTCCTCAACGTGGGGGGGCCAAGCTTGCCAGTCGTCGGCTTTGATGATTCCACCACCGCGTGGGGTTGGGGCTTGCTGAAGTTGGCCTGCAACACCGAACGGACCAAGGCGGCGCTTGAGGGAGTTGAGGTCGCGTTCACTAACGCGCTCAGGGCAGAGTAATTCACCTTCTTCTTCACGTGGATCCTCAAAGCCTAGTAGAGTGTGACAATGCCGATCGGGTTCATACTCCATCGGAAGCATAAGGTGAACCCAGTCGCCAGCTTCCCTTGTTAATACATGACCCGTCAAGTCATTCTCATACAAGCGTTGCATGATGATGACATAGGCTCCGGTAGCCATGTCATTGAGACGAGTGGAAAGAGCTTCGTCCCACCACTGTACCGTACTTTCACGTTGTGCTTCGGACTCGATCTCAATAGTGTTGTGTGGGTCGTCAACAACAATGATGTGTCCGCCTTCTCCAGTAAGCGAACCTCCGACAGAAGTAGCCAGACGATATCCCCCAAGGTTATTCTCAAACCTACGCTTGGCATTCTGGTCTCCAGTCATCTGGAACCTGTCGCCCCAAAGCTTCTGATACCAGGGCGACTGTATAAGTCTGCGAGTCTTTACTGAATCACGTTCACTTAGACTTTGTGCGTATGAAGCAAACAGGAACTGAACATGGGGACCAGAGAGAGGGAGGATTTCCCTCTGGCCCCACGTCCACGCTGGCCAAGCAACAGAGACCAGCGAGGACTTGGTCATACGTGGCGGCACGTTAATGACCAAGCGTTTGATCTCACCCATAGTAACGGCGGCTAGATGTTCTCCGATTGCTTCAAGATGCCAACCTCCACGGAAAGGTGAAGGATCTATAGTGCGCCACCCGCGCTGCAGGAACTTAAGTATATCTTCTTCACAGTCTACACGGTCTAGTTCAAGCTCTGCCTCGCGCGGGCGAAGTAGAGCAAGGTCAAGTGCGGAGGCTAACGTCATGGAGACCACCAACCTCCGCACTTGCTACAGCCATTGGTTCCAAGGAGGGGACCACTAGAACCCGGCCGAAGCTCATGGTACTCTAAAACCTTCCCAACCTTCCGGCGACTGCGGCCAAGTATTAACCATCACATCGCCAGTATGTGGAAGTATAGATACTTGGAAATCGTCAACTGAACAGCAACCAAGCACGAAACTAAGCGCACTTACTGGTGTATTGCGCGAATTCATACCAACTAGATCTTGCAATAGAGTATGACTGATAATAAAGCCAATCTGATCCTTTTCTTCTTCAGCCTGCCGCAGTGCATCGGAACAGTTGCGTTTGATCCAACTACGCAATGACTTTCGGTCTACTGGATCATCTCCAACGGGCTGAGTATAGTTCTGTAGTTCCATAGAATCCATTACTGCAACACCTTCTGTTCCCCGCGCTTTGCAAGCATCTCACGTAATGCCTGCCGCTCGTCTGCATCCAAGGCGGAAAGGTCCAACTTCTCTTCTTCCAACTCCGCACGCACGGGTTGCGCCTTGGACCTTGACATGGGAGTTAAGCACATTTCGCTGAGCCAGTCCCGGACCCGGGAGTCAATGCGGCCAAGGGCATCGGAAACCCTCGCGCGAAGTAGAATCAAGTCTACCTTTTTCATGGCCGCAGTACTTGGATCGCTGAGTACATCTTCCAGCTCCGCACGCATACTCCAGTAGTCGCTCAGGTTCTCACACAGCATAGCGAGCGCAGGTCCATCAACCTCGCTGAGCATACCAGAAGGACCGAGCGCACGTACTAGATCACCCCAGTACTCGCGCGCGTGTGCGCTCAGGTAGTCTGGTGGCGACATGCGATTCACGCTGTTCGGGAGCAGAAGCTCACCTCGCAACGGCCGCATACCCTTAGCCATGCTGTATTTCCCCTACCAACACCGACGATACATACGCTGCACCGTGCCTGATGTAAAGCCCGCGACTGCGAAGTCCAATCCAAGCTATTATAATATTATACTAGCTCAACCCTTCGTTCACACACCCGCGAGTATATACACGTATATACAAATCCTGGCACGCCGCTTGCTACGCGCGAGCACGCTCACGCGGGTATACTACGCGCGAGGATGATCCCATAGAAAAAGATAAAAAGATGGAAGCTCCGTTCCCGCTTTGTAAGTTGCATACAACCCCGACTAAATGCCAATAGCAAACAATACGAAACCAATAGCCCAGAAACCCCTGTAAAAACAACACTATGAACGACCCCCTATTGGCTTATTGGCATTATTGGCCCGATAGTGCCGAAAAAATAAAAATGGAAGGGTCGCTCGCGCGGTTACACTTTCGGCCGCACTCTCCCTGCTGAGTCCACATTACGTAGATAAAATTTTCGGGGGCAATTTGCCAATAAACCAATAGGGTCTTATGTAACCCTTTGTTTTTACTTACTTAACCGGCTATTGGCATCCTATTGGTTGAGGTATCTAAACTTTTAACTAACCGTACCTAAGCCACTGCACTTACTAACAAAAACCGTCCTATTGGTTGGCCCTATTAGTTTGCCCCACCTGGCCAAAAACGCGGCCTTGGAGGGCAGTAGTGCGGCGCAAATGCTCATTACAGACCATTTGCACCACCCTGCATTATCCACCCCTCCTGTACCCTGTAAAGCCCCCCACAGTGGATTTCGCTTATACTACACCACCTTATCATGTGGTTGATACACTATACGTACCCTGTAATTTTGATCAGGTGACGGGTAAACCAGCAGTGAATTTACATCATGCGTGATATATTCTGGCCTTGCTGTTTTAGGTTGCTCATGTCTCAAGCGTAAGATAGTATTTATATCTACAACCTTAACATTCCTATCCACATGACCATATTGGTCTAGTATATAAACCGCGTGGATCTTGGCCATATCACTACGCGCCTTGTACTTATATCTCCATTTACGTAGGTTCATTTTCCCCTCCTAAAAAGTGCGGGGCCTCACCGAAGCCCCGCCAGTCAACACCCCAACGTTAGTCAACCATCTCGGTCAGCTTATCCAGCACCTTGGCCTTGACCCCAGCGTATGCACCCAACCATGCACTTGTCAACCGCTGATCCGCGTTAGAGGCTTGTGTTCCGTGGTCGGCGTCGTACGTTACGGCATTAAGCAACCCCCACCCTGTGCCAGGAGTGGCCCCAGGCGCGTCCTGGTAGGCCGCCAGCACGCGCTCCACATTACGGCTAGGGGTATATGCCCCACCCAGCTCGGCGTGTCTGGCGGCGTCGTAGACCGGTCCCAGCACCCCAAGCACTTCGGCCTGAGAGAGCCGCAACCCAGCCAGTTGATTGGCCAGCTTGCCAAATGCCGAGAACTCCTCCCGGATCAAGCCCATGGCATCGGCGGCAACCTGTGGGTCAAATGCCTTGACATGCGAAAACCGCCGTTCGATGGCACCCGTGCCAGCCGTAGCCATTGCCAACGTATTCGCGCACACCACCCGCACCCCGGTGACCTTGGTGATAATGGCCCGACCAGCCTGATGTGGGCTAACCAACAACAGGAACCCTTTCACCGTATCAGTCTTGCCTGCCACGGTAAACTTGTCGTTAAGCGAAGCCAGCCCCCACACAATCTGACCACCCTTGAGCGAACCGGCGGTTTCCATCTTGGCACCACCCGCCTCGGTGAACATCTTGAAAAACTCAAAGCTGTCCTTGTTCTGCGACGGCACCCAACGGTCTCCCGTAACCGTCAGCAACCGGTTGTCCGTCTTGCGGACGAGCGCCCTGTGCGATGGTACCTCCACCACTGTGCCATCGGCCAGTGTGGTCTGCATCGGCCTAAACTCAACTTCCCAGTCCAGGCCAGCCATGTGAAGCCAGTTGTCCACCGGCAGGTCGGCGTCAACGTTGACACCCAAGCCGTGCCAAGGGGTTTCGTGGGCGAAGGCCATTGTCTCTACTTCGTGTGCCATTTGTCATCTCCATGTTGTGGCCGGTTATCCGGTAACGCGATTCCTACACGGGTTGAATGGGAATGTAAAGGGGTATTTTTCAACCCCTCCACATTTTATCACCTACATGGGGAACTTAACCCCAAGCTGGCCCGCAAGGTACTCAATCTGGCTTTGAAGCTTGGCCAGCTTGCGGTTTATCTGCTGAATGGGCGGCAGGATTTCTTCCTTTTCTGGCTTCACCGCCCCTCTGATTTTACCGTACACTTGCTGCCGGATACGCCGGACACTGGACCGTGGAAACGCATTACCAATCTCATCGGCAATGCGGTCATCTGACCAGCCATCCAGATACTTCTTGATTGGGCGACCCAGCTTGTCCACATCTCCCGTATCGACCAGGACTTGCTTGAGCTGTTCACTGACCCTGACAATCTCCATGGTCGTGGCCCTACGGCTGGTTTCCGTATATTCGTCATTCTCCATGTTCATCTCCTTTGACAGCTTAATGCTGTGAAAAGGGGGCGGACCGCCACCCCCTTGCACACAGGACTATGCCAGCTTGACGTGTCCCTTGCGTACATACCACCGCACATCGGCGATTGCTTGCTTGCGGTCGCGCAGGGCAACCCCAAACTGGTCGATGGTCATGCCGTCGGTGTAGTTGGCCCAACGGGCAGCGGGCTTGCCACCAGCCGGGAGAGGGTACTTGGTAAACAGTGGCACGATTACTTCGTTACCCGTGATGCTGGTTTTCCGCCCACGCCGCTTACCAGTGGCAACCGGAGCCGCCTCGGTTTCGGTTTCCGCCAGGGATTCCTGCAACTGGTCCTTCAGGGTATGCTGTTCACGCGCATCCGGCACTGTTTCTTCTTCCACTTCCGGCGTTGCGTTAGCCTGGACCAGTGCATTTTCCACCGCCTTGATTGCGGTTGCCTTATCCCTAAATGTGCTGCTACGCAGCGGGGTACCATTGTACCGGGCAATATCGTTGTACACGGTAACAAGCTGGCTAATGCTGTAGTCGGCGATGGGCTTGTCAAGATTGTAGGCCATTTTAGTCCTCCTGATGTGGGGCCGTGCCCCGGTTGCTGTATTCAATCTAGGCGTGCCCAATCAAAAACGCAACAACTATTTTGAGTATTTAATGCTAAAGATTGACAAATATCAAAAAGATATTTCAACCTTTGCGCTTGCCTTTTATGATTAAGGCGTATATGATAAAGGGGCAATGCAAACAGGAGAAACACATGGCAAAGCTAAAGTACTTTGTTGCAGCTAAAAAGCTGCACAGCCAAGGCGGGTATAAAGTGGGGGTTGTGTACAATGAACCGTGCTATTCGCATGATAATGGTCATTTGTGGCAAGTTGTACGTGCGGGGCAAACTGCCCACATTGCCCAGGATAGGGTAGGTGAAAATTTTTCCTGGGCATATGCCCAGCCGTATAACGGTTAACCCAAGGCAGGAGGCGCAAATGCCCCCTAACCCCTAAAGGGTAAGCAGATAAGTACCGACGGCGGGCTATGGCAGCTTCTCCGGTCGCATTTGGGTGCGGCCGGAGATTTTCAGCGTATAGAATTAGGCGCTGTCGGCCCCGGCGTGCCCGATGTCAACTTTTGCATAGCAAGCGTTGAAGGCTGGGTAGAATTCAAGAAGACGGAAACCTATGCCGTGCCTTTCCGACCCGGTCAGCCGGGTTGGATTGACCGCCGCACTAGGGCAGGCGGAAGAGTATGGATTCTAACAAGGCGAGCTCATGGCGGAGGCATTCGAAAAGGGGATCCGGTTGATGAGCTATGGCTACACCGAGGCGCGGACGTTCTAACCCTGAATTCCGGAGGGCTTCAAGCTGCAACTCCAGTTCTGAAGCTAACAGGGGGGCCACGGAATTGGAACTGGGAACGGGTACGGCTGGCTCTGGTTTCATAATCTAATCGGTCCTTTTGGAGTCCCTCCGGATAATCTAATCGGTCCTTTTGGAGTCCCCTTGCAATCTCATGGTTCTCGTGTCGATAGCCCTGCGGCATCGGCGGCTCTTGTAAATCCTCCACATTGCCTTGGCCCAAAACACTCGCCTTGAATCTATCTCGCCGTGCAACACGGCTTGCAAATTAATTGATCTCATTTACATAACCTGATCGTCATGGTTATTTAATCATCTACATGGACCCAGCCCGCGCAATGCGCGACCTCATGGTCGATCACGGCATACATTAATTCTTTCTTCTCTTCCTTCCCCACATATATCAGGCACTTGACCCCCTTGTACAGTACGCTGCACCCCACCAGCCGTTCAGGCGTAAGGTTGCATGTGGAAGGCAAATCTGCCTCGGGGATAAGCTTAACAATGACCGGAGGTATTGGTCCCGTGGGCCGAAAGTCAGCGGGTGGCACATGCTGGAGCAAGGACGCTGCATGAGCATCGGACAGCACCCATGCGGCTGTCCCTAACACCACAGCGGTCCCCAGTAGGTTGGATAAGTGATTCATGACTTCCTCCTTCGTATTTCCCTTTCACATTCCAGTAGAAACTCGTTAGCTGCACCCACCGCAGCACCCCATCCAGTTGCTTTATCTACCTTGCCTTGCCAGTAATCACGTTCAGCGGTCAGTTGTTCCAAGGTTTGATTTCGTATCGATATATTCGGAACTACTGACAGTGACGGCGGCAACACTTGCTTGTTCATCCCAGCTAATCCTTCGTCAGATGCCCCCTGAACATAGCCTTCTCCGTAAGCCTTGCCGACTTGGTCCCAAATCCAATCAGCCAGTTTGTTTATTTTATCAGTTACAGGTATCCCAGCCTCTTCAAACTGGTCAAACATTTCATCGAAAAAAGCTTCAGCCTCACTGTTTTCTACAGGTGGATCATCATTTCTATACATCTTGATTTTCCATGGCAGCATTCACCCGGTCACCTAATGTCTTCATATTATCATAGGTATTTGCCCAAAGCATGAATGCTTGTTTGGCAATTTCACGTTTAATTGAATATTCTCTTACCAGATATGCCGGAGCCATAAACATATTGGTGATTTCACTATCCCTGAGCGTATCAAAATAGTCGAAATAGTTTGCCAGTTGTTCAGGTGTGAATTTCATTTGGTCCCTCCTTCGGCGCTTCAGTCAAGATAAGCTTGGCTATCCCGGTTAGCGTGCCGTCAGGGCGGACCAAGCCCTGCTGCATCAGTTCAGCTCGTTCGAATTCATCTGTTTCTCCCCCATCGGCATAGTGGATAAGCAGGTTCGCCAGTGCCGGGTGAGTTTCGTATATGGGAAAGGTGCTCATGACGCGAATATCTCCGTGCCTTCGGGTGCCAGCTTGGCCATCAGCACAAGGGCTTCCTGCACAGTTACCCCTTTGGGTACGTAGAATCCAACTTTCCGGTAGCCACCTTCTACGTTTTCATAATCATAGAACGGCTTAACCCGGCGAAAATCTAACTGGTCCAAAAGTCTAAGGGCCGGTTTAACCTTAAGGTTGGCCCACACCTTAGCTTTGTTCACCGTGCTCATTGGTCCCTCCTGTTGGTAAGTTCATTCATACACGGTTCTTTGAACTATGTAACCCCTTTGTTCAAATTTCTTTGTAATTTCTATCATAGGCATAGACCATACCCGTGATATACTTAACTTCGGACACAGTGCGGCCAGCCGGGAGATTAACACGTACCTCACCGTGGTGGTCCATTTCGAACCTACGGGCAGGGAATCCATGATGTTGCAGCAGCCGCGCGGCCTGCGCCCATTTCTCCCGGTCCTCGAACTGCAACATCACATCGAACGGTGCTTTATAACGCTTGGCCATGTTGCCCTCCATTTGCTATGATCAATATATACGGCCTTTGATCATATGTAAAGGGGGAAATGTCAATATCTCAACGATCTAGCCTTGAACGGGCGTGTGTCAGGCCGGAAGGCGATGGTGCAATGGTACGGGCAGTAATCCCTATGGCCTTCACGCGGCACGCCACAGTAGAAAAACGGCTTGTCACCCTTAATCCACTTGCATCCGTCGGCATCTAAATCAAGTAGGTTGACCCACAGGCTATCCACGCTAGTGGGTACTGGCACCGGCACGGTCACAGTCCCAGGTTTCTTAATCCTAGATTTTCTGTTGGCATGGTTTGGGATAGCATGAACAAAGCTGGACCGAATCTTCAGTCTATGTAATCGCCCTATAATCGCATTACGTGTCGTTTCAAGTATCTTGGCGGCTTGGGGCATACTTACCCCACCATCCATCAGTAACTTGAGGTGAGCATCCCGCTCAGCCGTCCACTTTATCATCTGTTGATTTTTAGCTGGCACTTGTTATATTCCTTGTCGCCTTCTTCATCCAGTAGTCGGCGTCGGCCTTGAGCCTGTCCCGCTCGGCTTCAAGCTCGGCGATGCGGGCGTATGCTGTCGTCAATCTTCGTGACCACCAAGTGATCTCGCCTTCTAGTTCGGCGATGTGGGCTTCTTCGCTGTCGCGACGAACGAAGATTGGCACGTCGTCCTCCAGCCCGATGCACACAAGGTCTGCGCAGAACGTCATGCCGTGGCATTTGCAGCCCCAGCCCATACGCATGTTGCGCTGTTCGCAGGTTTCGGCAGCCTTGTCGTCAGGGTCGTACCAGTAATCGGGGTCAGACGGCGGGCGGGTAGTCATGATATCACCATTGAAAAGAACAAAGCGATAGTAATTGCTGCTATGATAATAGTCAGCAGCATAGCTATACTCCGCTGCCGCCCCCTACGGTCAGCGGAGTCAATGTTCATTCTTATCGTTTCAAGACGATACTTGTTCAGATATTCGTCTTTGGTCATAACATTCATTTAGTGGCTCAGGTGGTCGTGATGGGACTCGCCACCCTTCGGCCCCTTGCCATTGCCCTCGTTCCCGATGCCGTTCCCGCCGCCCTTGCCAAGGTAAGTGCGATTTTCATGGTAATTCCTCTTGGTTAAGTTCAACGTGTATTATAGGGGTCAGGTCTGACAATACTAGCCCACCAGCCTGGACTTCAGCTTCTATTTGTTTCCTGGATATTCCGTAGACAAAATGTAAGTCAGCAATTGTCAAACCAGTACGGTACATCGGGCTGTCTACTATCATCTTATCCCTACGTATAGCTACAATCTGCTGGCGATCTCTCTGGTCTAAGTGTGAAAATACATGGTCAGGAACAGTTGGGGTAAGTCTATAAAATATTTTCCTTAGTATGTAATAGGATAAAAGTCTATCTGGTGCATCTAATTCTAACACCCGTAGCTTATCAGCCAATGTAGGTTTAGTTATATGATGCTTTTCTAATAATCGTTTAATATGATTTTTCTCTGAGTAAATTAAAACACGATTCACCATTTTATCTTCTTCAAGCACGTTTCAACTCTGTATCTGCTTCACCCCAGCTTGGCCCAACATCACACCCTGCCGTTACAGGCACAGCCAGCTTAACCGCTTCCTCCATCATTTCCCTTACCTGTATAGCTGTGCCATCTCCAGCAGCGGACAGGTCCCATTCATCATGCAACTGTAGTAATGGAATAATACCCGCCCGCCATGCTGCCCTTGCTGACAGTTTGATTTGCCGTGCTGCTGACCCTTGAATAAGCCTGTTCATAGCTTTATGGGTATAAGCTCGTCGTAACGTTTGCCCGCTCCATTCGTGATCGGTGGACGATACCCTTGCGTCCCCTTCAGCCCGTGAGCATGGGGGGAAGTATTTGCCCTTGTACCCCCATCCAGGTTCCCAAAGATCAAATCTAGCCCGCGCTCCGTCAACAAGCCTAATATAGCCCCGGCGAGTAGCAGTCTTGCCACACTCCTGGTATAATCTTGAGACAAAGGGTAACTCCTCATCATAGAGGTCATATATCTTATCCGATTCGTCTTGCGGCAAGCCCACCATCCGTGAAAATTGCGGCCTCCCTGCCCCGTAGGCTTTGGCGAAGTTGCAGTCCTTAGCCCGTGGCTTAGGCAACCCGGTCCAGTCCACCACCAGTTGATGGAACGACGTTTCCGGGTTCTCCCGGTAAGCCTTCGCTGCCTCTTCAGCCTTGGGCAACCCCATGAGTGAAGCGAAATGGACGAGCAGTCTATACTCGTTCTGGTCGAAGTCTAACTTGTACCACTGCTCCCCTTCTTCCGGCAAAAACGCCCGCCGCACTGCCAACCCTATTTCCTTGTCCCGTTTAGGTGACGGCATTTGTTGAAGGGGAGGGTCACTATAAGAGAATCTGTGGGATCGTGTACCTCCACGGAAACCCCGTTCTTCGTCGTCACTTCTAAGATGGTGAATGTCGGCGTGTAGGCGACCACGGTGACAATAGTCGAGGATAAACCCCTGAAGGAACTTATCGGCAGCGTCGTGGTATTTGTTGGCATTAACTACCCCTTGCGGTAACCAGTGGTCTGATTTTTCCATCCATTCCGATTGAAAGCTAGGTGTGCCCTGTGGCCTAGTCTCAGTACCCTTGGTGCGCGGAAACTTAATCCCTTCGGAAGTAAATACCTTTTCCAGGAATATGGGCGAGTTTACATCCTTTATATCTACCGCCCGCCCTATGGTTAGGTGCCGCCCCAGTTCCACCAGTGCTGCATCACGCTTATGGTTAAACTCTACTATCTGTTGTTCAACGTACGCTGTATTTATTCTAATCCCTTTGCGGCGCATGGCCACGATCATTGGGATAAGGTCACATTCCAGCCGGTAAGCTCCCCACAGGTCCTGTGCGTGTAGCTGTGGTTCCATCTGGTCCCACAGCCGCAGGGTAGCCTCGGCATCAGCCTCGGCGTATGGCCCCACGTATTTAGCCGGTAAACGCCACAGGTTGCTCATCACCTCCCGATCTGTCTGACCAACCCCAAGGGCACGCCCCGCCTCCATCAGCATGGATTTGTCTTTGCCCGGTATGCCCTGCCAGCCGCACAGCGACCCCAGACCGTAACTCAGCCGGTTTTCGTCCAGCATCACGGCGGCAGCTTGGGTGTCATGCACCTTACCCTCAGCGGGTGGTGCTATGGCCCACTCCGTTCCCAACCATCCCCAGTCGAAGGAGCCGTTTTGGCAAATGATTTCGGTTCCTGCCAGTACAATGTCTCTAATCCACTTGGCCAATGCATTCGTATCAAAACAGGCACTGTCAGGATGTTGGGTGGGGACATAGATAGACTGTATATCTGATCCTCCGTGCCATGCGACTGATACTCCACAAATATATCCAGAACTCGTAGCCCATCCTGGGCCTCGATTACTCGCGAGTCCGTCATCACGTTCCTCCGTGTCCAGTGCTATACGCTTGACCCCCATTGCCACCAAATCAGGCAACTCGGTAGGCGGCAACCAATTGCTTTCCGGCACCATGAATGCCAGCGGCACCTGATCCGGGGAAGACTTGCGTTTAGTTTTCATCAACCACCATACGGTAGCCTTTACCGCGTTGATTGACTATATGTATACCTAAATTTCCCAATAACTGCCGTGTACGTGATAATAGTACACGCATGACTTCTAGTGGGTCATTAGTAGATGGATTCATCAAATGACCATGTATTGCCCCCACAATTTTGTGGTGGTCAACACCCTTGGGTCGTGCTTCATTAAGAATATACACAAGTACAGTCAACTGTGGCGAAAGGTGGACAATAGTTCCATTTCGAGATACAGTATTCGTATCTAGACTAACCAGTAACTCATTCGTATCTACTAACTGACCACAGCACGGGCACGGAGTCATCAGTGTATACTTTCCTTCGGTACTTCAACATTATCATACAGAGTCTTGGTCATATCCCCAAGCTGAGCACAAAATACCATGAATTGAGCATAACCAGCCTCTGAAGACCCGGCATGATTAAATATCATATAAGCCATGACTGACTGCATTGTTGACAATACAGTTGCATACTTGTCCTTGTTGTCTATAGTTCCAAATATTTCAATTATATTTGAATACCATTCAAACGATTTTAATTTGTCTACTTCGCCTACGTCTACCTTCATCATGTCACTTCTCCTGTAATGCACTTTTGTACGCCTTGGCCCAGGACACCACCACATCGGTTCGGGTCTTCATGCCTTTCCAAGCATCCTTGGTATTGGTGGTCTTTTCAGTCACCTTGACAAATCCTGGATGCAGTTCAGCCAGCTTATGGGCACATTCCGCTTGGATTTCTGGTGTACGCCACTGGCTACAGCCACCGCTTTTACTTGAAACCTGATCCCAAGTGTACTGAAAAGTAACCCGGTTAGGGTAGCCCAGCCGTAGCAACTGTAGGGTCAGATCAATATCTTCCATAACCTCAAGCCTTGCTAAAGTAACCTTACCAGCTTCAATAAGTTTTGACAACATATATGTATCATACTGGTAAGCGGCAGTCATGCGGGTTGCGTCTTTATAATCCTCTGGCTCAGTATTATTCCCACTACGGTGGGAAATACCCACGTGAACAAATCCACTATTCATCCATGTATCCAATTGTTCAAACATCATCTTCATGGAGTCAGGTGTAGCCTTGTTCAGGTGGATTTCACCTAAGTGGTCCCTGTAGCTGAACCGCAGGTCATCATCCAATATTAATACTTTCTTGGCCTGCCGTTGAAAGGCCAGTACAGTCAGTATCCATTCCCGCTTTTTCGCAATACGGGGGTGGGTCGGCGGCACGCCCACAACACCCGGCCAGCCATTGCGCTTGTAACGGTCAACCTCGGCCTCTGGCACGCACAGGGCCACCCGGTCAAGCACGCCAGCTTGCCGCAAGTAACCTATCGTGGTCTGTGCTCCAGACCGACCTGAACTAGGGATAGCTATGAGTGTGTCTGACATGTATTTACCCAAGGTCCAACTTGTATGAGTTTGCATATGGAGCCCACCGATACATCATTTGTTCTTCTTTCGGCAGGTTCATAAGTTCATCATGGGTTATATTCTTCTTCATCTGATCAGCATGTTTGTTGCTGTCTTCAACTGGAACAGTCTTACGGAACGATTCATCATATTGTGTGGGCCATTCCCCCACGGCTTTCACATAATCAAATTCTTTCTTAGTCACCCTATCAGCCGCCAGCACCGCGTAGCCAGCTATATCTCTCCAGTGGTCTTCTACATTAGGATTGCCACCCAATATGCGGGCCATCTTGTGTGCGATCATATGCAAAGTTTCCCGCTGTACTCGAGTCAACTTGGGCCAACTTGGTGCATCATGGCAAATGGTCATGATATCCTGTGATATCTGAGCATTCACCGTATATTCGCCATGAGTAGTTTGCCGTTCCTCCAACAATTCTCGTGTCTTAGTCATAGCTGCTTCTCCTCCATCCATTTCTTGACTATTTCCGTTACCCCAAGTTTCTCGGACAACTCAGACGCCGCCCACCAAGTATCAGCCTGTATTGTATGGGCTAACCTATTGCCCATCAATACTTCTTCCTTGCCCCATTCCCACATTTCCAGTAAGTCACACAGCTTGCATTCATCTATCTCAGCTTGAGTAAGTATTGGCAAATGAACATTAAATTCATCAGCCGCTTGTACTTCTGCATGGTCTAATTCTTTTTTCAAACTAGGCCACTTTCGTTTGGCATAAAATGGCACATCCCCAGTATGAATTTCCATGGCATCATGGTACAGCATATGAACCCATAGTTTCTTATCTGGTGGGCCGAACAACTCCACGTAAATTCGCATCACGTTCCAAGTGTGGTCCGCCACCGTTTGTTTATGGATAGTAGGCCATGTGTGATACCTCAAAACATTACCCGCCCGCCGCATAGATTTTAATACTGACTCGCGAGTAAAGCTCATTTCTTTCTCCTCCCTAACCACTGGGTAGCCGCCAGCCGCCAGTCGGGCGCGGCTATCTGTGCTGCTAGATTCATGTATGTATCTCGAGAATGACCTAGTCGCCAATGAGCATGTGCCATCCACATCGGCCGAGCTACCTCATTAAACCACACATTATCTACTTCATCGTCCCAGTTGCCATTTTCAGCCATACGGAGAAAAGACATAAGGTCAGAGTCCCAACATTCCCAATCAGTGCCAATTGGGATAGGTGCATTGGCAACATAGGTCACTTCGGCACTTGGTTCCCCAATCTTCGCCAGTACATCAGTATACCCATGAAGGTTAGTGGTCATTTGTCGCATAACACCTACGCCCACCCCTATGCGACCCGCCAAGTATTCAAGTAGGAAACTAAAGTGAACTGCATTGGCACCCGTGGCACCCCATACCACATCATTACTCCTACAGCAAACCATTATATCAAGTTTCCCATCGACAATACGTGGGTAGATATGAGTATTGCATGGGCGATCTTTCCAATCTCCCAGTAAATCAGTTGCACCATTCTCGTCTCTATGGCCCCATTTCAATTCAGGGTCCCACATAGTAATCACAACTTGACGATCATATTGATTAGCCTTCAACTTGGCTATCACTGTATTTAACTGGTCAAATCCGAAATGCTTTCTCCACCGATAGCCATATGCTCCATGTATACTTTCATCATACTCTGCAAATCTTTCACCGAAATTTCGCACAAATCGATTCAAGAATACTGAATCATTGCGCCCTGCCAGCATCCACAGTGCCTCAAAGAAATGGAAAAAGGGATTAGCATCCCTGTGAATATCAAATAATACCCGTTCTGTAGGAACCATAGTTTCCAGCACCACCGGCTCCAGAACTGTGAGAACATCCCCAGCCCGCGAAGGCTGTAGCACGCCTTTAGTCCGTACAAGTTCAACTGCTTGCCGGTAAATACTATTCACATTGCGGCCAGTTATCACGTGCATGGGTTACCCCTAATGTTTGACGTCTGAAACAGCAGGCAAGTTATCTATGTCTAAATTACGGGCACCTTCAAGACGTTCACGTGAACATTGTAGGATTTCCAGTTCCGCCTTGGCTAAATGCTCACCTGTCGGAGACTCCCCATCACCCCGTTGCAAGTAGGCGACCATATAGACAATTCCTGCCACTACTGAACCACCGATATAAGCCGTGGCGGCATTGCATATATTCAAGTCTTTAATGACTTGACCTACTGAAATCTGTATAGCCCTGCCTATAGCATCTATCTTCAATTCTTTTTCGACCCGCATTTCAGGGTCTTTCCAACAGTCACAGTCAGGTTTAATAACCATTGAACCAGTCCTTCAACAGCAGGGATACTTCAAGCTTCATTAGAGGATTACGGTAAGCTTTTTCTTCCATTCCCGTATTGGGTATCACCCGCCATTCGCGCCCGGTTACATCTAGCTGGGGTAAGATCCACCCTTCGAACGGGAGGCCGAAGGGTTTCAGCGCCGCCCAGCCTAAAAAGATAACTCTTCGCCCTTCCAGTTCACCCCATATGAACTGTATCAGCTTGCGGACCTTGTGGTCAATTATAAACCGTTCAAACCCCTGGAGAAATTCCCATTCACTGCATCCAACCATCTGGCATAGATTCCACCCAACTGACCCAACTTCTCCAGGCCAAGGTTTCTCTGTCCTTCCGTGGAATATACGTTCCACGATCACTGGCTTAGTGTTTGAACCGACCACGGGGAACTCTCCCGGTTTCCTTCATTATTTTCTAGGTAAACCTTTGTAGTAGGCATTCCCATATGTTTTGCGAAGTAAATTACGGCGTCTCATTTCTTCAGATGACTGGGAAGCTATGTGATCTTTGAGACGTTGTTTAGTTTCCGGACGATTTCCAACTTCTAAACCTGTTTCTCGTAATTTTCTAGTATGATCACTTTTCCAGGTTGAACGCCCCAGCTTGCCGTTAGCGTGTTGCAGCTTGGCCCGGCGAGATAAATCTTCTTTCGCACCAGGAGTTTCCAAGAATTTGGCTCTTCCCAATCGCATTTTTTCTTTGGTTTCTTCAGAGTGCTTAATTCCTACTGGTGAATAAGCCTTTTCAAGTATGTTGTATCCTTTTTTAACTGAATTTAGTAAATCAATCCAGTATTGTTCCTTTTCGATAAGTTCATTATTAGTACATTGTTCTAAAATTTCAAATTGAAAATTTATTTCACCATGCTTATTCCAAGCTCTTTGAAATTTTGTAGAGTGTAATCCCTGTCTTAAAGTATACTTATGAAAATTCCAACGTCTTTCAATATTAACTGCAGACCCCACATAGACTTTATTATCAACCATATTCAAAATCTTATAAACACCACAAGTCATGATTAAACCTCATAACCATGTTTTAAACCTAGACCGTGGCATTGTACCATGTACTTTGGCCCTGTAAATCTTAAAATATTCACAAAGCCAGTGCTCCACTTCCCGCATTTCCCAATCATGCCAATCCCAAGACCAGTATGCTTCGTCTTTGCTCAACTCCAACAATTCCCTCATTTCCTCCACCATCTGTTCTTTCCTGGGGTTGGCTGTGAGCTTGCGCCCGTGCAGTACGTTAAGCCCACGGGTTGCTCCCGGTCCAGCATTCGCCCAAGTCATAATGTCAGGTGCATTACACAACAGGTCCGTATGTCGTAGGTCACTTACCCATTCATAGGCTGTAAATCCACCTATATATCTAAATGTTCCTTGTAGGAAATTACAGGCATCTTCTAAACTGTCACACCAATACCCTATTCCTCTAGATAGACGGAAACCTTCCAAGTCTAACCCATTCATTACCATTTCTATTATCTTCAGCACCCCATCAACCTTGTTATATCCGCCGGGTGACTGAATAATGTAAGCTCCAGTAACATACGGCCCGCGTGCGCCGATGTAAGTCTTGATAGCCCATTTCAGGTGATCAGTGTCTTTCTTTTCCAGAAATACTTCCCAAGCCGTGCGGCCACCATCGAAAGCTTTCTGGTTAAATATAGCTTCACCAGTACCTATTCTGTTGAACATGCGGAAGACAATGGTGGCCAGCAACACGTCAGGGTCAGCCCGCATGGGTTCCCGTACATTTTCCCGGAACCATACCGTTGTTTTATCTAACTCTCTGAAAACATTTGTGAACTTCCAGTCCTTGAAGATAACATCGTCGGTCCAGGGGTACGGCTTGCCAGCCTTGCGGTCCAAGTAAATCTGATGCCGCACCCGTGCCGTACGAAAATATTCGTCGACTTGTTCCGGAATTAAAGTCATTTCCTCATCCTCACATAAAGTAAGGGCGTCAGTCTCAACGCAGGAGGATACATTGAAACTGACGCCCGACGCTAACCCGTGTTGTGCGACTTGGAACTAATTACGCATCCACAGGATCAGCGAACTTGATATAACCCTTGTAAAGATCCCAAACGATGTCACCGGCGAGCATCCCGGCATCCACTGCCTGTCGCAGTGTCATGCCGTTGCGGTAATGCCAGCGATCAGCAAGCTTGGTGCCTGCCCTACGTGGGCTATTCGTCGGCGACCAGAGCCTGCCGTCCTTATCCTTACCGAAGTAAATCTTGGTCGACCCCGGATAAGTTGCGACAGTACGCTCCTTCTTTTCCTTGGGAGCAGCCGGTTCCTTCTTGGCACGTGTTTTCTTTACCTTCTCAGGTGCCTGATCTTCCGCGTTTCCAGTCTCAGTGTCAGTCATGTTTACCTCTGTATATGCGTCCCAAGTGCTACTTCATATAGCCCCTTGAGCTGTTAATGTAAAGCCTATCTGCGCCACCCTGCAACAGAATGCCACAGTTTTCCACCAAGTTTTGGTTCCTTCATAACTTCCCATTCTCGGAATGACTCAACCAGTTTTGGGGCACTATCCTCGCGCCATTTTTTCTTCCCAAAGTGCAGTTCCACAGCCACTTGGTTAACCCCCGGCAACCTTCTACCATCCAACCAGCGATACTCAGATCCTTCACAATCTACTTTGATAACATGAGGATGATAATTATCTAATATAGATTTAAACCCAACAGTTCCAACTTTAATTGCAGTCCGGCCACCCTTTACTTCAAGGGAATAGTTACCTGGATTTTTCCCACTGTCAGTTCTCCACAATTCTGTAAATGAATCTTCAAAATTATCTTCCACAACAGCTACTTGAACAATTAATTTATTGCTTAATTGACAAGTATTTTTCCAAAGCATATTATAGTTCAAAGGGTCAGGCTCTATCGCTATAACTTGCAGCGCCCCCTGCTCCAATGCCCAACAGGTAAAAGCCCCTATGTTTGCCCCTATATCAAGGACTACTTTTCCCTTTACATCTAGCCAACCATAGGATCTTCCAATTTCCTTAACAATATCCGCATCCGCTGTACTTTCTCGGCATAGCACCTCATTTACTTTAATCAACTTTCGATCTTCTATCTCCCCATTGGCCCACACTTGCCCGGTCATAGGGTCCATTCGTTTTTCCCCATGTGCTGCACTAAAGTGAGCTTTTCCCTAGCACGGGTCAAACCGACATACCATACCCTAGCTTCATCTTCGGGCCACTTTTCAGCTTCTTCAGTTGTTCTAGGTGCCATTTCAGTAAGCAACACTACATGCTTGGCCTGCGCCCCCTTGGCCCCGTGTATCGTGCTCAGCCTCACCCTTGGCTTTCTCTGCAAACTTTCCCCACGCCGCCTTGCCGCAAGTAGATAACTCATCTGTGATGGAGGAAGGTTATCCAAAGCGTCGTGCCAAATTTGCTGTCCACCTTCGACACGTAGGGACTTACTCCGCCGGTATTTCTTAATGAGTATTTCGCCGTCCTCTCCCACCTCCTCGCCGCGACGAAGACGTTCCCACGCCGTGATTGCCTCAAGAATTTCCGGATCCACCGACGGTTCGTTATGATGCTCATATATAATCCCTTCCGCTCTCAGCACAGGCACCACTTGGTCCTGTAGGATGTAGTTGTTGCGTGCCAGCACCAGCACATCATCCCCGTCGAAATCTACGTCTTCCAGCGACCCTACCCGTTCGATTGTTCCATTATCGGGCCTTGCCGCCCACCGCTTGGGCCGCCGCCCTGCCACCCGGTCTATAACGTCCTGTGCGAGGGCCTGGACAAGCAGCGGCACGCGCCAGCTTTGGTCCAGCACCCGTACACTGCCCGCCATGCCCACAAAGTGCTCTAGCGCCGCCCCTGCCCACCGAAAAATACACTGGTCATCATCCCCTGCCGTAACCACCCGCTGACAACCCTTTGCCAGCCTGCTAAACACTTGCCACTGCAACAGCGACATATCCTGTGATTCATCCCCCAACAGCACCTTCAACCTTGGCCGGGAGTTGCCGTTGGCGTAGAGGGAGAGCATGTCAGTATAGTCGACTAGATATTTTTTCTTCTTGTATAGTGCCAGCCCCTCAGACACCCGCTTTACATCCGACCAACTCAACCCATCACAGTCCTGGTCGTATACCTCCCGTAACGGCATACAGCGCACACGGGCTAAATTTTCCATGTGCAGTATCCGATCGCCCTCTTTAAATCCTAATGTGGAACCTTCCTCGAAAGACTTTTTGGTGGATATTTCTATACCTATCCAATCTGCAAATTCCCGTAACCGCTTGCCCTGCAATACATCCGATGGTGACAGTCCCAACTGTCGAAAGCACATGCTATGCAATGTGCGTATATATTTGAACCTATCCCGGTCAAGATTAAACTTTTCTGCGGCACGTTCTATGGCCTCACCCGCCGCCCTTCGAGTAAACGACACCAACCCTATTTCTTCAGGTTCTATGCCCGATGTTAAGCATTCATCGATAATCCCCAGTAGTGTTTCTGTTTTGCCGGTACCCGGTGGACCGATAACTATTTCAGGTGTCACTACATAACCTCCTGCTGTAATTCCGGTGGATCTATCGGTGGAGTAAATTCCACTGACCCTTGTTCCACCCACCAAGTATTAACCCCGCGCCCCTTAATATTAAGGAATTTCTTACCACCCCCTAATTCTCGTACTCTGGCTATTAGTGTGGGCCGGTCCATTTTCATCCCGGCCTTTTCTACATGCTTCTGCAAGTCACCAATGCGGAAGTAATATCGGTCTTCTGGTTCGGCATGGTATACCCGCTTTGTGAACAAGTCCTCTGGACGGGTGCCACGGGTACGGTTAGTACAAAATTCCTCGATTAATTCGTGAAAGTGCCCTTGGGGAGATATTTCCTGGGATACTTCGATGTGGGACACAGACTCCATAGCCTTGCCCACCATGCGCATCCAAGTGTCTTGCTTCAGGGTGCGCCAGATTTGGAATAGCTTTTCAGTGCAACGTTTTTGGAATAGCCTGTAATTCAGTAGTTCATCAGTAGATAACTCCATCCTCTGGTCCCCTATATCCAGGAACCAAATAGGTGGATCTGCATCTATTACTGAAAGCCCCGAGATAACTGGTATATCCCCGCCGTCACCCCCAACCCCATAAGTACGCATCCGGCATAGAGGAGCATTACAATGGTTCACCAAGGGTATGTCATTACAACTATACTGATAATCCCTTTTCTCTAATGACCTTACCACAGCCATTACTTCGTCAGCCGGGAGTGGTGGTCGCATTGAATTTTGGTTGTATTCCTCCAACCGGCGCTGCCACTGGTCAGGCCACTTTTTGCGGCAGTAAACCCCCAATGCAAACAAGCCTTTGTTGCGTGTACCTTCAGGGAAGCCAGCGACGATCAAATGCTGTAGGCAAGGTGGACCATCCACTATGTCAGTATTGTCTGCATCTCCATTTGACTTTGGTTGCTTGACCACCAGATCATCTGGATTTTGCCGTAACCTCTGCGCCTCCCGTATAAATTCATCTACCGTTAGCGCACCCCCATTGGCACGGATAGCTTCCTGTGTCTGCCCAAAGTAAGGCATGACTATCCAGTTGCCCAAATCCCCCCGGTCGCGCAGTATCTTAGTTTGCTTGGGGAATATTTCACAGGTGCCATAGCCCAGCAAAGCCATCTGCACTCGCATCCAGGTTTGAATGTGGGCAGGGTCCGCTGGGGAACTTAGGAAAAGGAATATATGTGCCCCACCTGACTTGGACTTGGTCAGTATCAGGGGCAGCTTGTATTGGGCTATTTTCCGTACTATTTCACCGTGGTTAATATCATACTTGTCGATATCACCACAGGCCCAAACTATCATGTCATCAGCACGTAAAGGAATAACCCCCAGCGGGGTTTTACCCGCTAGGTGGTTATCCCATATTTCTTCAGATGCTGGCTCACGCAAGGTGCGAGCCGAGCTTTTGATTTCAACCTTGGTGCCAAGGGGTACAGCACCGTTAGCCGTGTAGGTGCCGTGAGCCTCCGCGCTCCCCTCAAATAATGAGAGGAGCGCCTGTGCAGCGGCTGACATGGGGTCAGACTAGAAGGGGGTTTCTTCTTCAACCCCGGCAGAACCCCCTGCACCTTCAGGGGTTGCCGCCTTTAGCGAACCGTCACGGATTGCCTGGAACAAGGCCGTACCCGCCGCATACTGTTCAGCATCAGTAATCCACCCTTCACTCTTTAAGCTGAACTTAAACCACTTGCCGATGGCATTGGAGGTAGGCATAGTAGTTAGCCGGTACTTATGGGCACGGGACGGCGCACCCTTGCCAGATGGCAACCTCAACTGTGACATTTGGGTCATCCATGAACGGGAGAAGGTGTGCCCGGTGGACGACAACGCGATAACCGCTTGCATGGGGCCAAGCTGCGGGCCATCACCCTGTGCTTGGTCTCCATTGAGAATATAGCCGAAATGGTAACGGGTATCCACAATCTCGGTACCAGCGGGCATAACCCAACGCCGCTTATTTGGATCCTTGGGGTTCGGTACCTCCTTAGCTGTAGTAGGCATCTGCGGGTGACGGCCGATAAACCCACCCCCGGCATCCCTAGGTTTCCACTCCACGAAATCTCGCTGAAATGCACACGGCTGAAAAAGTATGCCCGTTTCGCCTTTCCAGAAACGGTTAAGTGAAGTAACTAGGATATCCCCTTCCTCAGCACCATTGATGTACTTGGGGTCACGCTTAGAAATCTGGGGGGACAGTGCCTGTAGCACGCCTACAAACGGTACAAGGTTATCTTCTGCTGAAGTAGATACACCTTCCCCAGCATTAAACTCAAACTGCTCCAACATTTCAGACGGAAGTTGTTCGTCCTTTGGTACCAATGATGTAACATTCGCAGCTTTAGCCATTTACTTTCTCCTTTGTTCGATTTTGGCCACCCGGCCAACTGTAGCATTAAGCGTATCAAGGGGAAGTGCAACACCCGCCTCAACCTGTTCACGCAGAAATGCTTTGTAGGTCATGTGGTGTACGTCTTCATTCATGGTGGCAAGGTTATTCCAGCCCTCAGTGAACATAAAGTCATTCATCTGATTAACCAGCGTAAGGGCTTGGTTATGCTCGCCTCTACCGAATGTAACTGATACAGTCGTCTTGATAAGGTCACCATGACCTTCTTCCACCAGCCATTCCATCGCAGCTTGCCGCCGCACTTGGTCTTCCCGTTTCGGCAGCGATCCATCAAACCAAGGCTTGATCCGTATGTCAACCCCAATATCCGGGAGGCCAATGTGGTCAACCCCCGCCTCGTCCATGGCATCAGGGATGGTTCGGTGGGCCAGTTCGCGCTGGCGGGCCTTGGCAAATTCGAGCTTTTCTTCAAGGGTGGTTATAGCTGTGGCCTGTGCCACCAATTCCTCGGAAAGTTGTACCAGCCTTGCCAGCTTGTCTTGATCAGGGGGGTCACCCGTTTCGTCTTCCAGAAAATCGGGCGCAGTATTTTGCAACATCACCTATCCTCCTTGGTGGGGTACCCAACCTAAGCTGGCTAAACTCCAGTGTAAAGGTAATTGTTCATAAATCAGGTGGAGTTAACTTGCTTCAATTATTTTCCTTACAGTCTCCACTACATTCTCGGCTTCTTCCATTCCCCTCACGTAAATGCATGGTTTGCCGGTTAACAATTCATAATAAGTGCCACGTGAATTACCCTTACCTTGTGCGTATTTCTTAACTTCTATAATGAGTAATATTTCATTTTCTTGGTCCAGAATGACTAAATCAAATCTTCCACCCCTACCCCTTACCATCCTCTGTTTAGTTTCATGCCAATATGGTGGATTTTTATTTCTAAACGTGAATTCTCCCCTAACCAAATATCCTGCTGCCCTTAGAAGTGAATATGCTTCTGCTTGAATCTCAAATTCATTGTACCTAAAATCGTATGGATCATTGTTCATGATAATCCCACCATTATGAACAAATACCTTACCAGCCGGGTATTGTCGCCGCAACTAAGTAATAGTTGAAATAATAGCCAGTGGTCCCGGGAAACCTTTAGGAAGGGTATCGTGCTCGCGTACGCGAGGACTATTGCTTTATTGCCCCTATTGGCGTTTGCTCCTAAGGCACTTTGCACACTATTGCACACGAAGCCAATAGGCCAATAGGCCAATAGTCCACCACTAACCTGTTGGGTTTGTTCAGCAATCAAGCTATTGGCAGGGGAATACGGAGCTTCCAACTTTAATAGTTTTTCCTTAGGACCTTTCCTCGCGCGTTATATACCCGCGTGTAGTATATTCCCCCTGTACCGGGGGAATTCGTATCATTTTGCCTTTACACCACCCCCTGCCCCTTGCTAGGCAGTGTTATGACCTATCAACCCGCTCGTCCCCTGCTCGCCCACCAAGCCACCGAACTCTCCCGTATGCTGGGCCAGGAATCCTGGGCACTGCTGATGGAGTTTGGTACGGGCAAGTCCGCCGTCATAGTAGCCGATGCTGGGAGACTGTACACCGAGGGCAAGATCAACGGAGTGCTGATACTGGCACCCAAGGGGGTTTACCGGGATTGGTCAGAGGAAAATCCTGAGACAAGCCATTGGTGTTTGAATTTAGACCCAAGGATATTTCCAGTATTTCTCACAAGATGGACTGGTGGGCATACAAAATTGGAAAAGTGGCAGTTGTCACAAATGAAAGACCAAAAGGGATTGGTCATACTGGTAGTCAACACTGAAGCACTGTCAAACGGCAACCGAGCCTTTGACGTATGCATGGATTTTCTCACACGGCGACAGTGCATGTTGGTATGCGATGAAAGTACTCAATTGAAGTCTCCATCTGCCAAGCGTACCAAGAAAGTTATCAAGCTTGCTGATCATGCCAAGTATCGGCGGATACTTACCGGGTTTCCGGCTCCACGGTCTTCCCTTGACCTGTATTCGCAATTTCAGGTACTGGATTGGAAGATACTGGGCCACAAGTCATTCTTCACGTACCGCATACGTTATGCCGTTATTCAACCGCTGTACCTTGGCTCACGTACTATTCAACAAGTGGTGGGTTATAAAAATACGGCTGAACTGTGGTCGAAGATCAGCCCCTATTCCTCCCGTGTCAGGGCAGATGATTGTCTGGACCTGCCGCCGTTGCAGTACGTTAAACGGGAGGTGGAGATGCCAGCCGAAACTCGGCGTGTTTACCGTGACCTATGTAACCAAGCCACATCAGAGTTGGATGGCGGGGGGCATGTAACCGCAACACTGGCCATCACGTTGATCATGCGATTGCATCAGATAGCTTGCGGCCATGTAACTACTGAAGATGGAGCATTGAGTGTATTGCCGTGTGACAAGCTTGATGAGTTATTCGAGTTGATAGAAGAAATAGGTGAAACTGAGAAAATAGTGATTTGGTCACACTGGCGGCATTCAATTCAAGAAATTACTTATGCCCTTTGGAAAAAGTTTGGCACCGGATCAACTGTCCAGTATTACGGCGAAACAACTGAAACTCAACGGGCTGAAAACCTTCACCGTTTCGCCCATGACCCTGAGTGTCGTTTCTTTGTTGGGAGCCAGATGGCTGGAGGCCGAGGGATTAACGACTTGGTGGTTGCACGGCACGCCGTTTTCTACAGTAACCCCCCGGACCTTGAACTACGGCTGAACGCTGAGGCTAGGACTCGGAGGAAAGGGTCAGAACATCACAGTAGTGTAGTATACCATGATCTGATCACTGCCAACACGGTAGAGGAAAAAATAGTCAAGTCGCTGCGGGAACGACTTGACCTAGCCTCACTGGTGGTAGGGGATAAAATCAGGGACTGGCTTGTTTAGCCCTGGGATGCCCCGTAGACGCATCTTAGGGACTGGTGGCTACTTGGTACCCGGCTTACCTTTAAAACGCTCTGGCGGGGCTCCTATAGGACTTGGCGGGACGGTTACGGGTGGTCGGTTGGGGTTAAGTGGCACCCAATTACCATTTTTGTCCCGTACTGACCCGGAATATTCCTGTGTCATCCGCTTTTTCCGGTATTCCGGGGTCATCCATTCAGGGGTTTCCTCGGGGGAATTTTCCTTATGCATTTGCTTTAGCCCTCTTTGCTTTCAACAGTGCAACGGCACCTCGCAGATCCACCACCCGACCGCCAAGCCTGCGGTGTTGGTCAATGGGCATAGGTACAGCTTCACCAAGTTCCTTTGTGAACGGGTGATATTCACCCGTCTTGGTTATGCCGCCCCAGTGGTCTGAGGTCAGATTGTCCGCTTCCGGGTGGTCCTTCAGGAACAGGTCAATGCCACCTTCCTTAGCCTTGGGGTAGCCGTTTAACTTTAGCATTTTATCCAACGCTTCGGCATGAAAATCAGCGGAATACACGTTACCTTTGAAGTGCAACGCCGCCTGCCCGTGCTTGGGCTTTTCCTTCTGAGGGATGAGGGTAGGGCTTGCCTTACTACCGGGTGTTAGAACCGCACTTGGGTCAGCAATAATGTAGGAATATGAACCTATGTCCTCAGCATCATTTTTATATTTGATACCAAGATAACCCTGTTTCCGAAGATGTTCAAATGGGTCAGAGTCAACAGGTAATCCTAAATGGCGAGTTAAGGCCCAGCCCCAATCATCTTCACCTTGGTCTGGCATTTCCAGGTATTTGCCCCTTTTCAAATAGGCTGGGTGAATGGTGCCCTTGCCGTTAGAGGAAATTGTCAACCTATCTGTAGCTGCCGCCTTGGTACCAAAGTGCATACCCGCATGTGGCTGCAATGGATCAGATGATTCTTTACCGTGATACACAAGTTGTGTGTACCCAGCGGCCTTTTGCTGTGGGGTTAATGGCTTAACTGGTAATGTAGTTATATTAGATTTACCTTTGGTAACAGGTGCCCAACCATTATCCAATGCATGTTGTATAACTTGAGGAGGTGACATTTTCCCAAGTTCTATGGGGTTAGAACCTTTATCCTCTAAGAATTTCTGTGCTGCCCAGAAATTGTCCTTATTGGATACCTTTTCGGATTGTTTCTCGATAAATGGCTGGAGTGCATGTAGGCCCCAACCTTGGTGTGGTTCGCTAAATGATTCTCCACGGGCCTTTTTTCCAAAATCTATATATTCCCAGTCCCCATTGTCCTTAAGTATAAGGGATTCTTTACCCTTTTTCCAGGTGTCATATCCATCTGGGTGCTTTCCGTTAAATTCCCATCCGGCCTTTTTAACGGCTGTTTCAATGTTAGTTACTATTTCAGGGGCTTTAAGCGACTGAGGTTCAGGGGCGTATTTTCCCTTCTTATTCGCCCAGTCCAACAGGTCCTGTACGTCAGGGTCAGGAACATTGACCTTGCCCTTGTTTTCCTTTAGATCATCCAAATGATTTATCAGTGGAGTAAAACCTGAACCCTTCTTGATGGACTTCTCATTCGCCTTTGCATGGGGGTTATGAACGGACCAGTCTCCATTATCCTGCAGGAAAACTGACTGAGATTCTTTCTCATTCCACCAGTGCTGACCGCTGACCCCACCGGGTACCTTTACGTATTCTGCGTCCTTTAGACTTTCTTCAGTGATAGAAGGTGGTTTTCCAGGGAGAAACTTATCAAGTTTGATAGGGCCGTTGCCTTCGCCCAAAATTCTACCCGAACCATCATTCGGGTAAACGGTCCAATCTCCATGTTTTTCCAAAATCAACTTATAGTCATACTTGGGGCTGTGCCAAACATGACTGGCCGCACCTTCGCTCTGCACCCATCCAGCCTCATTCAACTTATCTTCCACACTTTTCTTCACTGGCAAGGATTGTTTGTCTAGATGTTTCTGTAGTTCCTGGAATCCCTTACCTGACTGTAAGTAAGTGCCTGATTTATTGTCGTAGAGATCCCAACTTTCATTAGTGGGATAAATAAACATTGTTTTTGTCTTATCAGCGTTATTCCAAGTATCACCTGAACCTTTTGTCCAACCAGCGTCTTTAATATTTCCAATGAAAGATGCCAAGTTACCCTCCTTCGTACCACCCGCTACATGGGGTGTGTTTGAAGGCTTTTGCAAGGCTGGTTTATCAGGGTTCCACCCGTATTGTCTCGCCCATTTCACGTAATCCTGGTCTGGGGCTATTGGATCAGTCATTTGACTCTGAAGCCATGCCTTAGCTTCAGCTTGGAGGTCAGGTGGGGGTTCAATAACTTTAGGTTGCCAATTTTGAAATAATGCTTCTTGTATTTTTTCTTTCGGTGTCCAATTTTTCATATCATTGATATGATACATATCTGGATGGTTTAACAGATAATGAACGGCATTATCCATATTCTTTGGATTCTTAGCCATTTCATTGGCTAAACCCTCAAATTTTTGATATTTCATTATTTCCGCGGGAGAACCAGTACCCTGTGGTGCCACAGTCTTAGGTTTCCAGCCGTGGTCGAGGGCAGCTTGGATCACACCTTGGACGCCCTTATAGATTTTTCCAGCATCATTCATATGTGCTGATTTACCTTGGTCCCAAAGGTATCGTTTCGCCGCGTCATAGTTGGGGGCGTGCTTGGCCAGTTCTTCAGCGAGATTGCCAAAGTCTTTCTTAGCTTCAGGTTTCCATCCGTGGTCAAGGGCTTTTTGGATTACTCCCTTATTAAACACATCAAAAGTTGGCATCAAGTTTCCCTCTTTTAATGTGATTCCTAACCCATTATTCAAAAGATATTGATTGGCTGATGTTAAATTCTCCGGGTGCTTGGCCAGTTTTTCAGCGAGATTGCCGAAGTCTTTCTTGGCTTCGGGTTTCCCTTTAACTCCAGTATGATCATAATATTTAATGGCCGCCTTGGCCTGTTCCTTGGTCGGCCAAACTTCATGGCCAAGCCCATTCGACTTCAAACCCAAGCCATGCACTGGATGTTCAATGGAAAATCCACCACCGGTCGGGTTGCCAACCACTTTCCAGTCTGATGGTGCAGACGCTGGTGATGACGCTGGTGACACCGCAGGGGGCAACCAGCCTTCGTCCATGGCGGTTTGAATAACTTCATTATCCGTCATACCACCTATTTTTTCCTGACCATATGATTGACTGTCCAAATAATCCTTGGCGTCTGCAATATCTTCGCGAGTTGGCTTTGGAATTGGTGTAGTCTTAGATTTCGGCTTCTGCACAAAGTTTGGATCGTATGCTGCACCGGCAAGTTCGGGTGGCAGTTGGGTAAAGCGCGGAGCTTCCTCCTTTATCTGAAAAGTCATCACACCTTCATGGTCCCGCCCCTGATAGAACATGGGCTGAGCACGGGGGAGAATGACCTCATTCTCTGTCGTACTGGCGGCTGTGTGCTTGCCGACAATGGCACCACGAGTTCCACGTGGAGCAATGATCTTGTAGTGCTTTTCTTTCCACCCAGAAGCAAAACTATGCGAAAGGGAAGTAGCCTGATAACCACCGGCTGAATCCCATACGTCACCGGGTTTCAGACGCTGAAGATCATTATACACATACCGATTAATTCCCCGCCATAATGTGAGATTTGTTGGGAGAGTTGCTTTTTCAAGCAAATCGTCCAAACCCCGCATGGTCTTCGCAGATGTAGAACCTAATTTATCACCATTATAGATATGACGACCGATATCACCATAGGTTCCATTGGTCCAGTCTGATATAGCTTGAACATGGTGAGGTTCAAATACTTCCTGATGTTCAGGATATTTCTGGAGTAGCCGTTTGTAGGGTTTGACCCCCTCCTTCTCTATTCCTTTACCAGCATTGGGGCCGCGCCAGCCGAGCAACAGCGGCTTCTGTGCCTCCAGTTTCTTTATCACCGGCAGGTCAGAAGGATGGTCAGCAATACCCCGTAACTGGTCCAGCGTAACCCTGGATACCTTTTCCGTTTCCGGCCCAATGGTGGGCTTGCCACCAACTCGTTCGCCCAAATAGTACCGGGTGCGAGTGGTGGTCTTATCAAGGTCGAGCAGGTGACTGAGTATCTTTACCTTGAACCCAGTCTCCTCATAGGCTTCCTTAATCGCGTTTGCCTGCGGGCTTAGGCCCGGTTCCAGCCGCCCCTTGGGAAACGTAGCATTGTAGCCCCCATACTGGCCTTTGGGGTGCATGAGCCATATTGATCCATCCTTCTCTTGTATGACAATACCCGTAGCCAACGGCAACCCTTTAGCCGAGGCAAGGGGTGGTTCCTTCAGGTCAGGGTTCTGGCCCTCCACATTGGCCCATTCGTCTATGGTCTTTGGGGCATTGTGCCACGCCTGCATGGGCGCACCCTGCTCCACACCCATCGTCTTTCTTACGTCGATCAGCTTGACCGGGAGATTGTAGTTGAGCGCGGCGGCAGTCGATAAACGGGTGTTGCCACCCAGTATCCGCAAGCCTTTGTCGGTTAGCAGGACAATGGGCGGAGCCACGTCCTTATTATGGATTTGGTCGAGAATACGGCCCATATCACGGTGGTGGGCGAAGGATTCCCGTGCGTAGTCTTCGCCCTTGCCGAAGTAGCTGCCAGCCGTGGCATAGTCCATTTTCTTTATGGCGTCTTCCTTCAGATGGACCAGTGGGGCAGCATCATACTTGGCCTTGAAGTCGGCTTGGTCCTTGAACGCATCGGGCACGGCACCCCGGCCATACTTGTCATACTCCCGCCACTCCCACGGGAATTCTGCGTCGGTATACTCCCGCATGAACTGCTTGGGGTACAAGCTGAGCTGCTTACCTTGAGTCTCGGTGGTGTATTGTGAAATGATATGTGGTGGAAGTGATGTTTCAGTTTTGGGTGTGGGTTCAGGTTCAGGTGGAAGGTCTGGTTCTACACGCCTTTCTTCGTCAGTTGTTGGGGCATGAGAATTTTCCCAATATTTCTTACTAGCCGCTTTGTATGATTTAAGGTTATATAAATCATCAGGATGATTTAGTCCCTGCGGATTGTCAGCCGTATAAGACTTACCTTCATGGTAAATTACATGATAACCTGGAAATGGTTCATTTAGATCCGCCCCTGGATGATCTGTAAGAAATTTACTGGCCCAATCCGCAGACTTACTCTGTGCCTGCCACTGTTGGGTGGGTTGCGCCTGCATGTCCTCCGGTAAGGTTGGCAACCCTGCCTGTTTTTTCTGCTGTCGCGCCCGTTGCTTTTCCTGCGTCGTAAGGACTTTCTTTGGTGGAGTAGGCAGTTTCGGCTGTACGACAGGTCCAGCCACCTTGTCGGCACCGGAGAACAACGGAAATCCTTCGTTCAGTGCCTTAGCCCGCAGTTCCGGGGTGATTGGGAGAACGTGGACTGTTTTATTATCACCTGGATGATTTAGATACTCTTCTTGAGTCTTAAATGAAGTTGGACTTCTGTTTACTTTGATAGTTCGCTGTTCAACCTTCGCCCCCCACTTTCCAAACAGCTTGTTGGCCATGTTGGGCAGCATCGTGTCGTAGAAACCCTTCATGCCCGCGCCACCGACCTTGAGATCTTGTCCCTCAAGTACGTGGGTGCCCCATGAATACTTGGAGGTTGGGTTATTGATCATCTTATCGGCAGCTTCCTTGCCGATGTAGTCGGGCAGCTTTTCGGCAGGGACATTAGATTCATTCACAACTTCTCTGGGAGGGTCACCTTTCATACCTTTAAGTTCACCTGACTTTGGATCCCAGGTCAACTGATCAACATGATGGCTCAGGTCATAGCGGGACGCTTGGGTGGCACCATCGGTCCAGGCAAGCTGGTCATGGCCCTTTTCCGCTGCCTCACTCACTAGCCGCTTGAGCAGCAACTCCGGCCATGTTTTCTTGAATGGGGCGTCCGGGACACCATCACCTCTATGAAAAGCATCAGATTTATGAACTAATTCATCCCTACGTGCAGTTTGTTCAGGTGTACGAACCTTATCAGGTAAAGATTCTAATTTTTGAAATTCTGCTCGTTCTTCAGGTGTTAATGGTTCAGCTTTACCATAGCCAATTTTTCTTCCATTCTGATGCCAATCACTCTGCAACTCTTCAGCAAACAGGGTTTTCTTGCCGTCGATCACACGGTCGTTCACCCGTGTATGGGCAAGCGTGTTAGGATCGTCGGGCCAGTGGGTAGAAGTAAAATCACCAGGATTTCTGGCCCCACCACCCTGTGGATCTATTTCCTGAACTCTTTCTCTATATCTATTACGATTTTCTTCAGGTAAATCTTCCCAATTAACTCCGAAACTATTAGCAAGTTTCTTAGCACTTTCATCAATAAGCTTTGCTTTTTCAACTTTACTGGTTGAAGATGGTAACTTCATCAACAATTCACGGTAATTATTACCACCGGGGACTTGGTATTCATGATACTTGGTACGGCTGGGATGAGCATCCCGATATTCTTTGGCAATACGTTGAGAAGCTTGCGGGTCCCAGTCATTTACCCAATCAGTTATATCCTTTTCTGGATAACCTTTCTCCTGCATCCATTCCAATACTTTTTGGTGGAAATTCTGGGAATTGTCTAATTGTTCACTCTTTACTGCTTCCTCAATCTGCGGTGTGGTTTCCCTTATCTTGGCAAGGACTTCATTTTTGGTTATATCGGGGCGGAGTTTGGCTTCGTCCTTTAGCCACTTTTCAATGGGGGCCAATTCTTCGCTGTGGATACCTGAATTCTTGAGCGTTGCTGCCACCTGTGCAATAGGCGCACGCGGCGGCAATTTCTCCGCCGCCACCTTTTCAGCATGACTGTAGAATTTAGGTGCTGTTTTCCCCTGCCAAGGCTGCTCGGGCTGTGGCTGCATTGTATCCGGCAGGGTTGGGGCCTGCTTCTGCTGCTCCCGTTGCTGCCTTTGCTGCTGCTCCTGTATCGCCTTCTCCACTTCAGAAGGTTTTGGTCCCGGGAGTTGTTTCGGTGGTGCGGCCAGCCGCTTGGGTCCAACCGCCTCGCCCTCTATCGTGGGTCCAGGTTTCTCAACCTTGGGTACCGTATACGGAAGTGCTTCAGGTGGGAGGATTTCACCATGCTTGGGGATATCGTAGTCAATGCCTTTAGCCTTGGCTCGCATGCCGGGACCTTCCGCCATTTGGCGTGTCCCCTCGGATTCAAACATACCTCCAATGTCGTTGGAAAGTGATTGAGCTGTACCTTCACGTGCTCCACCAGCGAGCAATGCCTGCTTTGCAGTCTCCGCCACGCCTGCCTGAACACCACCGAATATCCGTGATCCTAAATCGCCAATAGTGGCAATGGGACGGGCGATTGCCTCAGCGGCGTAGTATTGTGGTGTCTGATATCCGAATGCCTTCTGCATATCCTGTTCAGCAGGACCATTATAGTCCATACCTAATGGTTCATCAGCACGGGAACCTTCAAGGATGGACCCTGCGATTTTACTGACAGCGTTGTCTTCTGGGTGCCCTACACCTTGGTACGTTGCACCGTAAGGGCGCGGCTTGCCCTTCTGTGGTGCCTGACTGATCATCGGGTTGGAACGTAGAGTATGGATATAAGTGTCAAGATCAATGGGGGGCGGTGTCGCACCCCCATATCCAGGATCCGCTTCAGACCAGTCAGGGATTATGGCCATAGATTAGTAACTCGGTGCTGGGAAAAAGAAACACTTCACCTTGCCGCCCCAATAACAAAGGTGATACTGCCCACCTTCCTTTGCCGGTTTAGCGAACGCATTAGGGATAGTGGTATATATCGCTGGTCCTGTGCCCGAAGCCATAGGGTCAAATTTAGTGATATGAAGATTATACCCTCCAGGGACCGGGGTTACGTCTTGATCATCCACTGGGCCGCAATCACTACCCCCACAGCAGATTTCACCATCAGTATTATGTAACCCATCATACCAACTATGGATCAAGATCAGGTTATTTTTCTGTAATCCAGGTAGAAGTTCCGGGGTGGCCGCTGTCGGTGCAGCTTTCCATTTGTCACCAGCCCCAACAATGCACGCTATGTCACCATTCTGGGCAACCATTGTCCATGATCCGGCTGGTGAAACTGTCACTGTAACATCGAAACCCGAACTTCCAGTTGCGACAAACGCCTTCTTCTCCTGGTATCGGTCTTGCAGTGTTAGAAACATCTTGTCGGTCGGAAGGCATGGCCCAGCCGCAAGGGCAGGGGTGATGAGAGTAATAGTGAACATAAATACTAGAAATTTCATAACACTGCCCTTTCCGAAGGGGCGCGGATCAGACGCAGATTACACTAAGTACCCGACTCCAGTCGATACGTCACTGGAGGGTAGTGCGTTAACCGCAATGCTTACCTTAGGATCTCTTTCGAGTATAACTCCTTCTGAATTATTTCTAGTTGAGTTTCTAACCTAGTTATACGATTGCCATTGATAGGAATCTGAGGAGATAATTTTTGTAGTTCATCTACACGTATAGCCAGAGACGCAAGTTGTTGCAAAGCGGATGTTGATGCGGGACTACCATTTTGTATGAGGGAGGTTACTTCTCCTTGAAGTTGAACACACCATCCTACCACGCCTACAAGCACCGTGCCCATGACCCAAACATAGGGAACCGGGACAGATAATCTTGCAAGAGAAACAACCTTGTCAATCATTTACCAGATTTAAGACTTTCCGCAAGGTCAGCTCTTGCTCTTTCAGTAGCTGCACCCTCAAGATGGCTTTGTGCAGCAACAGTTTCAAGCAGTTTATCTAATCTTGAATTCATTATTAGATGAATCTCTTGAATTTGTCTACCGTTAGTGTACCCTAAGATAGCGGCGATTACTGCCCCGGCTGAAGTTAGAAGTGTGGGTATATGATTGAGTGTCCACTCCATTTATACCACTTTAGGGTTACTTGGAACTAGCTGAGGTTGAACGATACCGACACTGCGCTGTTCTGCTCCACCAATGGGAACAATGTCTGCTGCCTTGGCAACTGTCCGCGCCTTCATCTTGTCGTAGAATCCCCAAATTGCTAGTCCAAGTGGGACAATCAATGCACCGAGATTAACCGCCGTGTCATTGGAAATATACCCCTTGCCCACCGCGTAGGAGAAAAGAGCTATACCAATGCTTCTGACGGAACTCATAATTTGGTCTTGATTCGGTATCATAGGTTTACCTCACAAACTTTCCACGAATGAGAACGCCGTTGACGTGTGGAGCAGAAGGTGGCCCAGAGCGGAAACCAACCTTGGGGGTCACCGCATTACAGATCGCGGTGGCCATTGCAAACACCGACCCGAGGTTTGGCGCATGAGTTCCGGCAAGTTGGGCCACGACTGCCGCCAGTGGGAGGTAGCCACAAATCGCCACCGCTTCCTTCTGTACCGACGAAATCGAGATACTACCACTGGAGGGAACACACCCGACCAAAGCGGTGCAGCACAGGATTATGGAGAGAACTAGTTTATGTACACTCATAATACTATCCTTAGTAACGCATGGGCAAACCGTGCCCGGTGAAGTTAAGCAAGATATTGATAAGTATTACTGCCCCAATCACTACTATCACAATAATAAGGATAGTACGCAGTGGTTCCGGGAGGGATAGTTGTGAGAGTAGCCACCAGACCAGTATAGCAATGATGACGAATATAGCGAGATATACAAGAATATCAATCATAATTGCACCTATCCCTTGGGTTACGTGACCATGTTAAAAACACATTATCAATCCTTGTGAACCTGTTCCGGGGGATGGCCCCCCGCCAAAAACCCACCCAGTATTTCCACCTCCATCCACGCTGTTTTGAGCAGTAAAGGTAGCCCCCCCAGAGGCATGGCTGCTCTGGATAAGACAGTATGATACATCAATTGCCCCACTAGCACAAATCAAATTTACAGGACTTCCGGTACTACCTAGAGTCACAAAAGCCCCGAAACTGCTCCCCGTCACAGACATGGTAGTAAGTGTAGTAGTAGTGCCAGCCGTAAAATTAACAGTCAAATTGTTGACAGGGGCAAAATTACCATCCATTTTGAGAGAGTTAAAGGTATTGCTTCCTTGAATAGTATAAACACCCGAACCCCCCTGAATCCAAAGATTATTATATATAAGGCCACCACCATTCCAAGTTTTGGGTGTAGAAGTTGGATCAGTTAATTTAATTGTTGAAGTTTCACCATTAATAGTAGTGTGTGATGCTGAATCACCTTGAAAATCCCAAACCGTGCCCGTACCTGATATATTCCAAAAATCAGATCCAAGGTTTATTACTTTCGTAGAACTTGAAATAAGTACCACTCTGCCCGCATTTATCGTACTACTGCCTATAGTAACAGTTCCACTGCTTATTGTGAATGTGTTTGTTCCACAACTAAGATCATCCGAAATAAGGGCAGTGCTAGTAACAGCTATTGTCAGTCCAGCAGTAAAGATTCCACCATTACTCGTAATACCAATATCACCTCCAGTACAATTTACTGGGCATGTCAGACTTACACCGTTAAGAACTATAGCATCTGCATTAGCAGTTATGGTAGATGACCCAGAAAATGATGTACCTGACCCAAAGATCAATTTAGATCCGGTCTGAGCTAATCCAGAACCAAAGCTTAAAGTTCCTGTGAATCCGGTTGTATCTAGGTTATAACAAGTAGCACCTGAACCGATGGAAACAAGATGATTTCCACTATGGCTATCGAAGAAAACGTTATCAAATGTAGCAGGTACACCAGCACCACCCACACCACCGGATGATGTAGCCCATTTAGTCCCAGGTAATGTGTCCCAAAGGGCGGCCCCGCCGACCCAATAACGATTACCCATTAAAAGCCCTTTATGTACCCAACTACATTCCAAAAGGAAGTAACTGAATTGTAAATAGCTCCTATATAGTCTGTTTTACCAGAGACAATAGCAGAAAGACCTGTTACATCTGAGCCAAAATGGAACCCGCCAGCACCTGTATTAAGAGAAAGAGTTCTATTACTTCCAGAAGCAGTTACAGCAATTATGATAGTTTGGCCATTCGCCGGATTAGTGGGTACAGCTATTGTAGGATTTGTGGTAGTAGTAAGGGTGAATATATCACCGAGAGAAGCATCTAACGCTGGTGTAGCCCCGTCTGAAAGTACAGCTATAGTTTTGATTGTACGGGTAGAGTATGGTTGAGCGCACATGACTGCCCGTGTATTATCCGGGTCAATCATTATAACACTTTTACCACCCTGGGGCACCACTACTCCCGTTCCACCAGAGTATTTTGCCGTTATGGTAAAAGTTCCAGTAGAACGGTTATCTATAAGATAAAATCCACCATTAGTTGATGTGAAAACAACACTAATATTCCCAGTCAATACACCAGTGCAAAGGATATAAACATTACGTTCTTGAGTACTAGTGAGAGTAATATCTGCTGATCCTGCAACATTTAATGCAAGCCGCCCACCGAGATTAAGGTCAATGATAGAAAGAACTGCATCCAGCAATGTACCCCACGTACCGGCATTTTCACCAGTAGTTTGCAGTTCATATATTTTATTAGGTGTGAAGGTTGAAGACATTATGGTATTCCACCAATGTTCGAATAGTCCGAGTAACCTGGGTTATAATCCTGATAAGTATTCGGTGATTGGTACAGTGCAGAAGGCGTTGAAGTAGCTTGGCTAATATAGCCAGTTGGATTATTGCCACTATACCCTGTATCAGAAGATGAATAACTATGTGATGGACTACTTATTCCCGGTCCAGATGTAGTTCTCCCATTTCCACTGGAAGCACTACCATTAGTCCCTGGTCCTGAAGTAGTTCTATTTCCGGGGCCACCTGTATCACTACTACTATGGACGAAATCAGAAACAATACTGTGCCCGCCAGAACCAGATGGGTTAAAGAAAGACCTACTAGTCTCAGGTATGATGCCCATACCCTCAGCTACAGCTTGTAAAGCTCTATCCATTGGGGTTAAACCACGGTCACTCCGTGCAGCCTGATAAACGGGAGATGTGGCTATGTGTGAGGGTACCTTTGTATCTATCATCGGCGGGGGTGTATAATCAATACTGCCTGCTCCCGGCCAACCTACTCTGGGTGAAAATGGAGCAGGAGAAATATTAGGAAGATCAGTACCCCTTACCACATCCAAACTACGCTGTGAGCGTGGTCCATAGATAGCATCAGGGACATTGTTACGTGGATTCATTGTATTGAAGATAGAAGTACCAGTACCCGGATGGTCTTGCTGGTAACGCGCGAAAGCATCACGGGTCATTGGCCCCCCGATACCATCCACCTTGCCAGTATAATACGATTTTCCAGTACTATCTAGGGATGATTTCAACTGTTCTTGCACAAAGGCAACATCATCTCCCTTAATGGCAGGGCGTTGATTGTTGAAGTTGATATTGCGCTGGTTAATAGGGGAAGGCATCGAACTAGAAATATTTGCTGGTGCCCTTGCTGCTACCGCCGAAGGTGAACCAATTTGCGCTTGAGTATACGGGTCTGGTGGACCTGTGAAAAAATCAGCTTGTGATATTTTTGGATAAAGAGAATTAGGTGGGTATAAATCTCCTCTAGGTGCAACATTCCAACTGCCATTTTGGGCAATGGCTTGTTCAACAGAAAGCGGATTAGCTCCAGCCGTTAATGGTGGTGTCGCTACTGGTGGTGTCGCTACTGGTGGTGCCGGTGGAGAATAATCAGGTGAACCAGCAGCACTGAAATCAGGTGTACGTGCCGCTTGAGCAGTAGAAGGATCATAAGGGTTAGTTAAAGCAGAGTATTGATCTGGAGTAAGACCAGCCTGTGCAAGTGTCGTAGATGGTCGATTAGATACCCCAGCAATTGACAAATTTGGAAGAGTTTGCTGCACTACTGGGCGAAAGTAATTTGCAATTTGATGTGTAAATATTCCTCCACCAGGATTTATTTTATTATAAACTTGACTAAGATCCATTCCTGGTTTGACACCGCGAGAACTAAGGAAATTATAAACTGGTCCCCTTACTTGTTCAGCAATAGACATACCCGGCTTATACCCATACTGTAGTCGTTCAGACGGGCCAAGCTGAATAAGACCTACATAATTACGAGGTATGCCGTATTTAGTACCACCTCCCCATATATCTGGGTTCATAGTTCCTGCAGATTCAAATAACATTATCGATGTTAAATCATCTGGTCGTATACCAAGACGATTTGATGTTTCAATAATGGCTTGTGTATCTTCAGGAGTAAGTTTACCCAGTGCGTTTGATAACTGGTTAACCATCACTGGTCTCCCGTAAATTCGGCAAATGGATTGTCAGAATTATCTATTGGGTCCGGTAGGGTTGCATCTTCCGGTGCAGCATCTTCGGGTGCCGCTGCTCCAGGATCCATGAGTGCTGGTTCACCACCCTGTATCAACGGCATCTTATCCGGCTTGGCTTTCTGCCAACGCACACCAGGATAAATAGATGAAAGTATCCTTGGGGGTGGGTCACCAAATTTGGTGATAGTGGTACTCCGCACATAGCCTTCAGGGTCCACCAATTCCCATTTCTGGGTAGGCGTGGCCGCCACCTTTATACCCGTGGCAGCGGCAGGCTTTAACCCAGGGAAATTCGGTATCTTACGGTCCATGCCTTCCTTTACCATGCCCAAGGTAGTCTGAGCTGATCTCTTGGTCATCTCGCTAGTTACCCGCTTGGCACCTTCCGCCGCACCTGAAACTGCCGCCCCCAGCTTAGGCATACCCAAAATAGCCCCAATCACATAAGGCTTGGCAGCTTTCCAATTCAAATTCTCAGGTGCATATGTCCCAAGCTTCATCATTATCTTCTCAAGGGTCTTACCCCCAGCCGTTTGCCTGATAGCCTGTTGTTCAGCCGCACTGAACTGGTTGAACTTAGCCGGGGTTTTTATAATATCAGCAAACTGATTTCGTAACGCCTGCTCCCGGTTAAAGTTGGGATTTCCTATACCACTTTCTTCAGCATCTTTGATAGCTTTTTCTATAATATCAGTTTTAACTTGCGTTGCACGGGAGGCGACGATGCCTTTGACGTTTGGACCTTTGACCCCATGAGCGCCGACAGCGGCTAATGTCTCCGCCCCAGTTTCGATCATGCCCTTGACGTTATCAGGGATACCTGGAATTTGGTCTAGAACAACCTTGGTCCCTTTGCCCACTATATCTGGGATCGCCGCGCCCCGTATGACCCGACTGGCAACTTGCCGCACCCCAGCCTTAACCCCACTACGTAACAAAGCCCCCGGCCCGCCACCGAGGGCTACAGCCCCTGGAGCCATTTCGATGATATCTCCCAAGTATTTATCAGTAAACTTTCCCGCTGGTGTAGTTGGCTCTCTCGGTGTGTAGCCAGCCCATGTTTTCACATCTTCAGATGTTGGAAGAATACCCTTGGTGATACGTTTCTCTGGATCATAGGGTACATCTTCAGTTTGACCCTCGAAATTAGCCCGGTATCGGTTGCCTATCCAATTGCCCACTTCTCCAGCCAATATGTTGGCATCACCACCTATACCGGGTAAATCAAGTACACCAGCAGCAAGGCGATCAACACCTTGTGCTGCAACATCACCCGCAGATTCCCCAAATGAAGGTGAATTATCCGATAATCCAATTTTAGAGTTAAATTCATCACGGGGCATGTCTGAATAAAACTTGCTGTACAAACGGTCCGCCAATGCCGCATCAGGCATGTCGTTGTACATCGGGTATTTCTGGCGAAAGTCAGCAAGCGTGCCCATTAGTGATGTAAATCCAATGGATCAACTGATGTATCTGGTGCAGCACCTGTTCTGTCACCAACCAACTTAACTGCTAGTGATTTTTCTTCTGGAGTAACCAAGGGATGATGCATAGCAAAGTCATTTACAGCAGCTTCAAATCCGCTGTCTATTAATCCACGTTTCTTTGGATTACCATAGTAGTCTGTATCAGAGTTTACATAACTTTCACGTAGACGTTCAATATCTATATTGCGACGGGCCAACTTTTCGGTCCAATCCATGATTAAGGCATTAGATGCCGGAAGATTTGTCATTCTTGGAGCCATGGAAGTTAGGAATACCCGATCACTGTCGGACAATGAACCCGGCATACCTGCACCCTGACCAGGATTGCGAAGTTTCAGGGCAAATTGGTTCATAAGTGCCGAAGCCGCCGCTGGTTCTGCTACACCTTTCCAATCTTTATTGGGGAATAAAGTTGCACCCCACTTCTTGACTTCATTAATCTGATCTGCGGCTGTTCCTTGAACAACACCCGGTTGAGCAAGTAAAGTTTTTATCTCTTCAATATTATTTATAGTATCTTGAGCACTGACTGACGCTTGGGTTATGGCATCTTGACGCTTACCATAAAGTGAACCTAAACTCTTTTCTTGGGCAGTTTCACCCACTAAATTGATATTAGTGCCGCCCCCTGTCGCTGGGAACTTTGGTGCCTTGCCTGTGGGTGTCAAATCCCAATATGGGCGACCATACTTGGATACTTGGTCAGCAGTAATACCATATTGCTGCATTTCAGCATCAGTTAATGGCTGGGGGGTATACCCCATCAACTGTTGCTTAAAGTGGAGTTCAGCGTACTTAGTTGATGGAATACCAGTGTCTTCCCATTTATGCTCAGACGGATAAAAGACACGTACAGTTGGGCCTGAATCATCTACTACTGGGTTCTTATCCAATTCAGATGCTGTGGCTAAACCTTTCATGGCACCTTCACCAATACCCTGTAATGGGAAGGGTGAACTAGATGACATCATGCCTAACCCAGCATAAAGCAACGGCATATTCATATGACTACCGAATCCGCCTGTACGTGCAGCCGCTACTCTGGGGTCTACTGACACCCCAGTAGGGACTGGAACGGGAGGTACAGGGGGTGCAGGGGGTGGTGTAACCCCAGCCCCAACCCCAGGATCAGTAGGCCAAGACGAATAACGTGGATCTGTAGGAGCATCCGGTATTCCTGAATCGATACCTGTATTCCAGAATGAAGAAGCGTCATATGGGTCAAACACATTTCCACCCGGAGCCATGTGTACACCGGGGGCTACTACACCCCCATCGCCATAGTAAAAGAGAATTCGCCCCGTTGACCCATCAGTTAACGCCCGTTTGCCTTTGGTTCCAGAGGAAGAAGACCCTTGCCCACGCGCCGCTGGGGCCGCTGCCGGAGCAGCAGCGGCCGGGGGCGCTACCCCGGCAGCTATCCGATCAAATGCACTAGATACCCCGGCTGGCAACGCAGTGGTCCACGGTCCATTCGGCATCATGTCTGCAGGATTAAGCTGGGGCAAATATGGATTAAATGGAGTTGTCGGTGGTTGATATCTCCAATTATCTTGAGTCAAATATCTAAATTTAATAGGCTGGAATATCGGACCACCTTCAAACAAAGGTGCCGGAGTTGTATCTGTTGCAACACCTCCATCATCCATATGCGGCACCACACCACCGCGCTTTCTACCAACCCCAGCCAGCCCAAGACCAGCCGTTGCCGCCCCAGCTATCTGACTCAGAATTGACGGGGGTGGTTGGGTAGTGGTAGTGGTTGTTCCATGCGGAGTTCCATAGGCTAAATTAGCCAGCCATGAAATTTGGTTCTGTGGATAATCCTGTTGCTGTTGGAAATTTGCCTTTGCTTGATCTAGCTGTATTTGATTTAGTTGCTGTTTCTGGGCACCTTGAGAAAGGAGAGCATTAATACCCTGATAAGCTTGGTTCTGTGCCTGATTGCCCGCCGCCAGTTCACCTTGACCAACACTCAATTGACGATTAAGATCAGAAGTAGTAACATTGGCAAGGTCCGTACCGAGTTGCCCTGTAGCTTGACCAGCAGCCAATATACGGTTAAGGTCGGAAGTAGTAACATTAGCCGCAGTTGCGCCCATATTGGCCTCAGTCTGACCAATGCCCAACATACGATTATAATCGGCAGTCTGTGTACTAGCTTGCAGATTCTGTTGGTTTAATAGTTGCTGCTGAGCATTCTGGAATCCTTGAGATTCAAGACCGGCAATGGTTTGATCTCTAGCTAATCCCTGATTGCGCTCAAGTTCAGCTTGCCCCAACCCCATGCGGTCGCCCAAGGTCGGAGAGACACCCATCCCCATGCCAGTGCCCTTGAGCCCCTGTTGAGCAACAGCATTGTTCTTGAGAACATTCGCCATCGTTGTATCGATGACATTCTGAGTATATGGGTCCATATATTGCTGGAGATTTTCAGCATTATATTTTTGAAGTTGAGGATAAACCTCTTGACCAGCTTGGCCTAAATACCCCTGCGCTTGGTTAAAGTAAGGTGTCAATGCCCCAGCAGCACTTCCCTTGGCTTGTGAGAAATCGCCCATTGCAGCAGAATAATAAGGTGCCGTTACACCAGCCGCTTGACCTGATGCATTTTGAAAAGCTGTCTGTGCTGCATTGATATACGGAATACCCATTCCCTGGGCTTGTTGAGTAAGCTTAAATGCTTGTTTCTGCATGGGTGTAAACCCAGCAACAGTCGGCCCAGAATATTGCTGTAAGGGCTTATTGGCCGCCGCTGTGCCAGCACTTATCAGGTTCTGATATGTATCCTGAAGATATGCTGGCAACTGAACCTGCTGAGTGGTCGTATTAGACTTACTGCCGCACATCTGGCGCTCCTGTGACCACTGGGCCACCATTGCTATGAGCAAATAAACCACCAACAGGTGTCAACTTACGACGGTATAGCCGCTCTTTAGCTTCAGTCCGTTGAGTTGACATAATTCCCATAACTAATCGCATTTCCATCTTATCAGAGCACCATTTAGCAAAATCTACTAAACGGCGAGCATGGTTCTGTCGACGAAAATCAGGATGGACAAAACACCAAAGTTCCTGTAAACACCACTCAGACGTATACCACCATTGATCAAGCAATAACCCAACAGAACCCTCGATACGTTCACCACGAATAAGCCCGATAAATCCCCTATCATTAGGTTCGCCCAATCTAGTAGCTGACCTAATAACCTTCCTAACTTTAATTTCATCTACAAGGAATAATCCATTTTCCTTGTGTAGTTCTAGAAGCATAGCAAATATCTCATCCTCATCTTCAGGACGAGCAAAACTTACTCCAGGGAAAAATTCGTCAGTCATCAATTCATCCTTGGCCCCGGCAACTGTTGCATATGCTTAGCGGTTCTTATCCGCTTGCTACGGACCATCTTGTCAAGTATCGAATGACCTTTGCGTATATCCCCACCACCAACGGCACTAACAGCAGATGGATGCACAATATACTCCCCTCCAGCCGCCACAATGGGAATTTGCCGTGGAACTGCAGTTCTCCCACCAGTGGACCTATATTGTTCTCCAAGTTGTAGGTGTTTATTGAACATATTATCCAATAATTTACCCCCAGCGTCCGTATTTCCTTGACCCCAACCAGAAACCACATCAGCAGGAATTACATAACTATCCTCCAAAACATGGATCGGAAGGCGGTCAGTGCGGCCAGCCACAGGGGACTTGAGCAAGCCTGTTACCGGGCCACCACCCGCTTTATGGACCGCATATTCCCGTTGATTGTTAAGTGCTGCCGCCACTGCCTGATTTTGTGGATGGCCCGCCTTTACCATCTCCGAAATATTCTTGGAAACAGCCTTCTTGGAACCAGAATGAATTAGAGGCATCAAGTTACCTCCCACCTATCACCCATTACTCCAGATATACGGTGAAATGGCAAAGTTTGATTAAGCTGGTACATATGTGATTTGGACATTGGTGTGATAACCAGCTTAGCCTTGATATTATCCTGGTCAACTACCTCAGTTACTTCAGCACGGGTACGTTCATTTGGAAGTTGAACAGTAAGGAGTTGACCAAGGCTAACTTCACCAAGCTTAGGTGCATTGCCCTTGGGCACCAATACACGGACTGGCTTAGGATCTTCCGGGAGAAGTTCTAGTTGCTGTTCCACTTCTTTCTCCTAGATTTGAGCATTAGTTGCAAGCACTTTGATAAGTGCCCCGAGTACAGCTCTAGCTTGAGCCATATTTGTCACATTAGCCGCGAGCCACGTATCTATCTGTGCTGGGGTAGCTGTCTTTAATCGTGTTATCATATCTTGTCTATCTGTCTGAGATAGAAAAGATGCATTCCGTATATCATCATCCGTAGGTGTAGGATCAGGGTTAGGCGGGGGTGCTGTAAATATTACACCATCATAAGTCCAACCCTTCCCTGCCGTATCAGTTTGAACTACTGTAACTCCATCAGGGGGTGTCCAAGACCAAGGCTGTCCAACATCTGCCCAATTAGAATTAAGTTCAACTACATGTTGAACTACTCCATCAGATATAATTGCATACCGCATATCACACTACCACGAATTCAATCACAAAGGCAAGACCTGCCGCCCCAGTGCCCCCTGCAACCGATCCACCTGAATTGGCAGTAAATCCACCAGCACCACCACCACCATAGAGACTACCAGCGGTTCCTGTGACCGAAGCAGTTCCAGCCCATCTGCCACCTAGACCAAAACCCATGCCAGAAGCACCGCCTTCACCACCGGGGAATCGAGGAGTTGTGACCGAGGTAGATGCGCCGCCATTCTGTCCATCTTCTCCCATGATTCTAATATCACCCGTTCCGACGACACCACCATTACCCGACGAACCTGATGAATTTGCTGCCGCTCCACCTCCTGCCGACCCACCCTTACCAACACAAAGCGTACCAATGGATGTGTCATTACCAGCAGTGCCATTATTGTTACCAGACGTACCCCCATTAGCCGTCCCACCGATTGTAACAACTTTACTTGCACCAACAGTTGCTGCTGCAACAAGTCTGATACTTGTGCTGCCACCACCCCCACCCCCACCATCCCCAATACCTGTGGAACTAGCAGCACCACCACCACCCGCACCCCCACCTACGGTAAAGAGCAAAGCGTAAATCATCCCCGTTGTAGGGGTATAAGTTCCACCAGCCGTAAAGACTTGTAATGCAAGTGAAAGAGCAGGTACGGCTGGTAAAGAAGCCCAGATAGGATCAGCACCAGCACCTTGCGTCTTTAGAAATTTTCCTGATACACCAGCAGCTAAATTATCCCAAGCTGTTGCTGATCTATAAATAATATCTCCTTGAGTAGTACCAAATTCATTATTTATTAAGGTTGATAAACCTTGATAAGATAAATTACCCGCAGCTACACTTAATATGGTTCCATCAGAACCCTTAGCTAAATGACCAACTGATGTGCTACCCGTAGCAATCATTACATCTTGACTGACTAATGAACCGCTTAATACGGCAATAGATGTCAGTACTGTATTTAGTGGTTGATATGTACCAGTAATACTTTGTTCAGCATTAGTAGTCATACGCCCCAAGATTTGGGCGATATTATTCAGATTTTGGACAGCCTGTTCCTGTCCAAGAACACTTGAACTACTACTGTTTTCACCAGTATTCGGGTTATTTCTATTATTATTATTATTTGTAGGAGTAACAGCCATCAAAATGTCATTGGCCTGCGGCCAGAGGGCCTAGTGCGCACACGAACAGCTCCAAGTCTCCACCACGTATTAAGAGCCTCAGAACGTATTTCAAAGCTAATCTGCCTTCCTCTTGCTGCGGGGAGTATAGAAATCATAGAAGTGTTATGATTTACTGTATAAGGTCCAAAGGTGATAGGCGTACCCGTAGGTTCATCCAAGACATGAAGGGATATTTCTATCGTTGGATCAGTTCCAGTTAACTTGAAATCTGGGATAATCTGATCAATCAACATCATTTGCTGACCCTCAGATATATCTAAATATCCTGTATGAGCGTGTACACCGGTCATAGGTGATAAATTATCATTCATCCCTATTTCATGTTGAACAAGATTATGGTCTAAAGTTACAGCAGTCGGGAGACCTTGAAGATTTCCGTCCGACCATGCAGTGCGGGCGAAAAGAGTTCCTGGTGGACTATAATCCCACTGTCCATTGGAATTTACTCGTACACATGCATCTATTTCACCAGTACCACCAGATGTTGATGGGAAAAACCATGCAATTTCATTAGTATGAGAATTAGTTGCACAAATGATCTTATCTTGATTTGGCCCGTCTAAATCTTGGAATATAGTATCCCACACATCACAGGGTAGTGGAGAAGGTGAACCAGAACCGTATATGTAGAATCCTTGCTGGGACATCCAATAGATATTTCGGCCTAGAATACCCATCGCTAATGGGGAAATAAGCCCCATACCCGTAGCCACTAGGTTAAATGTATAGATAAACGGAGGTTGAACATATTGCATTTGCCACAGGTCAGTATCTGTCCAAATCAACCCGGACAATGGTCCTTGGATACCCCCTACAATACGTGTACCACGTGAAAGACGATAACTTCCTGCTTGATTAGTGGTTGAAGCTATCCAATCAGTATAAACTCCTGCATCACACCAACGTACTAAAAGCGGGTCTTGCGTACCCAATACCTCAGCACCCAATGACACAATCTGTTGCTGTGGCATTGCAATGAACATTGCAGTGTTAATAGATGGAGCTTGAGTAAGTAAAGTAGCTCGATTAGTAATTGGTGAGTTCCACGTGTACATCTTCCCATAGCCAATACAGGCTATCAATGTTGCAGAAAAATTGTCCAGGAACCAATAGCGTAATGGAAGAAAAACTGAACCTGACCCAACACCCCAAGGGCCACCACCCCAAGTTCCTGTTCCATACCCTGTAGCTGTGGTTGAAGAAACTTTACCAGCAGGAATAAGATACTGATAACGGGCATTACCACTATTTTCAGAAGCAGTAGCAGTACTCGTTGCGTTACCCGCAGCGGTTATATCAAATGTATTAGTTGCCACGTTTGATATAATATAGTCACCAAGTAGTGTTAATCCACCAACAGTAGTGGAAACATGCACAGTCCAAATATTGCCACTGACCAATCCATGGGCGGCAAAAGTAACATTCACGGTTGCGGTGGTATTATTGGTATGATATGATGGAACAGCACCACCCCCCGTTACAGTACTTGTAGCGTTATGGCTGGCGACTATAGTATATGTATTTGCAGTGACTAATGTTAGTGTGTAGTTACCGTAGAGTGTTACACCACCGACAGAAAGTGGAACAACTATAAATATTTGATCTCCTGTGGTTCCTCCAAAACTGGCGTCAGTAATCTGAACTACTTTAGTACTAATCACTGTATTGAGATTTACAGCTACGTTAGTTGTAGTTCTTAACGGAGTAATATCATAAATCACTCCATTTTGCCATACGGATAAACGGGTATTTGAACCAATGGCAATGAAAGCTATGGAATTAGCATCTAGGAATCCCAGAAGTGTACGGGCAATACCATCCACCATATCTTCAGATATATTTGCCCACCCAAACATTTTTTCAATGTAATTGTCTCTAAACCGAATAAGATTGCTCTCAGACCAACGGCCCTGTACACCAGCAAGCGTTTCAGTCGCTTCAGTCGTAACCCCAGCATTAAGTATCAGTTTCTGCATAGTCATTGGTTATGTACGACTCTGAGAAGCTGTTGGGGATGGTGAGAAAGGTTGCCAGGAATTCATCCAAGCCTTTTGACGTAGGGCTTCTATCTGTACTCCATTCTTTATCTGCTGATATTGATTTTCCCATGACTGTGCTGACTGTGGATCATCAGCCGCTGACCCAAAATTCTGGTTAATACCACCAAAACCCCACACACAGCTTGCCGCCACAAACAGGTCCGAAAGATTATCAGTGATAAATGTTCCACCCGTAGATGTATATAGTGGAAAAGGACGATACACACCCACGCAATTTATCCGGTAAGTATCATCTGGGGTCGGTGCTACCACGATTGTGGTATCATTTTCTAATGCAAAGTAAGTTGGAACACCTTTAGTAGCAGTTGTGTTCCAGATAAAATTTAAAAACTCTAGTGAAACTCGTGACAATGGAATACGTGTACCAGCATTTGAGGCTGTACTTGCTGGAGTTACAATATAAGCTGAATTGACAATAAAGATATTTCCTGGTATAGTTATAGTACGTGTACCTATAGTCAAATCAGAAGTATCTGAATCTTTCTGAGTATTAAGAAAATCCAATTCTCTATAAATTCTCAATTCAGCATAATCAATCATCGCATTGAGCAATGGGATATTGGTAGTTGTCAATGTAGACGATGGATTAATGGCAAGTAGTTGTGCCATCAATGTACCATATTGAGTATACGTAAGGGTCATGGCACTTGGTCAAGGTCTATTAATTGTTGAATAACGTCTATATCTGGGTTCGGACCAGTACCTTCTTCTTCGGTTGCCCACTGCGGCGGACGGGCATTAAGCACTGGTACAGGATCAGGAGGCAGATACTTCGGGCGATTAAGTTCGAAAGGAACATCATAACAGGGGGCACACACTAAAAACCGAGTATTGGTAAGGTTATTACCTCTCCATTCATACTGCCAGCGAAGATCTACATGGTTATAGAGGAAACCACAGCGATCACAGATTGCAAATGCTTCGGGTGAGCGAGTATTAACCCTAGCACGTTGATTACTCCCAAGTACGGTCATGAATAAAGGCTCGATGTTTGTGGGGCCATATTCAACACTACCCGTTCTCGATCTTCACCAGCCGCCTCACCCCATACTTCCATTGCATAAGCTTTGAGATCTTGGGCAATTTCCTGTTTCCATTTCATGGCAAGCATGAAAGCAAGATCAGCACACAAAGCTTCCTCAAAACGGTAGGGAATATCAGGGGTTTGTGTTCCCTGTGGATTAGCATCCTGCACCCGCCGCATTCTGAAGTAATGAAGTTCAAGTGGGTCAGTGAATGTTGGTGTTCCCCATAAATAAACCGTAGGAGGACTAGTTCTATCAAACCAATATGAAGTAGGTAAGGAAACTGGCTGATTTTTCACAGCCAATGCCGCCCAGTCTGACCTGGAAATTGGGGTCAT